TCGCATTCCATAGCGTTGGCTTTTTCCTGTGCTAGTCTCTGTGCGTCAGCCTGTGCCGCGGCGGTAAGTGCGGCCTTATCACCGTTACACTTACACCAAAAGTCATCTAAATATTACTCGAATTAGGATAGAATTGTTATATTTGTGACATGAAAGTTAAGTCGTTTAAAATACTTGATCAATACTTTCTTCGGTTCTACAGGTCTATTATGTCTAAGAACGGTAAGAGAAGGAAACATACGATCGTGGAGAAGAATGATATTCTCGAATGTCAGTCGTTGATCTGGAAGGTCATACGTGATAAGTACTTAGATAATGAGGGCGGGGTTTATATAAACAACATTGGTTATTTATGTCATAAGATTAATCCCAACCGTAAGATATATCTGAATAAACTTACCGGGACTATAAACAGGCGTGGGACAGGTGGATATTCTTACGTCCATACGTGTATGGATTTTATGCCCAGGAATAAGTATTTTCATTTATATATCTCTCCAGCATTAAACAAGGAGTGTAGGATGGCTATGGAGTCTGGAAGGAGATATAAGTTCTTGTACCGGGAGGTTGAATCGGAAAGTAAGGTATTTGGAGTTAAATGGGTTTATAAGCTGTAGAAGTTTCTATGATCCAGTTAGCTCGTGAGGGTAGACTGGATTTTTTTGTATTACGGATTCAAATACATATCTTTGTGCAAAAGACTTGAATATGACGATAAAGGGTTTATTGGCCGAGATCAAGGCCGATTTACATAAATACGATGATAGCGGGGCTATAGATACCTCATCTGTTTATAGGTGGGCTGAGATCGCATTAAAAAGGTTCGGCGGTGTTATAGCTGTCATGTCAGAGGCGGTTGTCAAGACCAGTAACAAGCAGGCGGTATTACCTTCCGATTTCTTCGACATGCTTGACGCCTATAGGTGTGAGCCTCTTGTCTGTGAGATTCCGGGCGGCGATAAGGCTAAGGCTGACCTCCAACACGAGATCGGCTGGGTTGAGCGCACGGAGCGCGGGTTTCGTTGGAACTCCTGCACGGAGTGCTGTAAGGAGGAGTTTGAGAAGACAATCACGGAGAAGATATATATCGGGTCTCACGAGGTTCGCTTCCATTACCATCACCCCGTAAGGCTGTCTATAGGTCGTGGGTTGAGACGTGATTGCGCCGCCGACAAGTATCGGGATAAATATGCTTGGGATAATTATGATATAACTATATCCGGCAATACTATGTATACCGGCTTTGACGGATTTATTTATATCGTATACAGAGCTACTCCTAAGGATGAGGATGGTCTACCATATATACCTGAGACGGATTTAGGTTATCTTGAGGATTATGTCGAGACGTATATCAAGATGAAGATCTTCGAGAACGCTGCCGTGAATGGCTTGATACAAGGCGCTGGTGAAGCTTATAAGCTATACGCCCAACAAGAGCCGGGTAAGTTCGCTAGGACTATGAAGGAGCTTAAGATGTCGATGATCACGTTAAATGATTATCGGGAACTGGCTGAGGATAATAGGAGAAGGATGCTGTCTCATGAGCGTATGTGGCCCAACGCTTTTGATAAGTATATTAAACTTATTTAACAAAATACGATGATATGGCTGATTGGATACATTTAGATAAGACAAGTGGTACCGGCCCTGCTGAGGTTAGGGTTACCGCTGATATCAATGAGACTGGAGAGATACGTCAGGCTACGTACAAGGTTATAAAAGAAGGCACCAAGGAGGAGAAGACGTTCGTGTGTAGGCAGGAGTCGGTTCCGGTGGTGATCATCCCTGAGTTCGATTTCCTTGTGCTTAGGTATATCTGGGATGACGAGGACGGCATTGACTTCGACACGGCAACCGGTTTCGACAACACTGGTCTCCCGGACGTGGACGGCAAGCTGGTTGGTTGGAGTAAACAAAACCAGACCACGCAGGAGCGGGTAGGCGATTATCTTATCCACGGTGGTGATAACATGGAATCAGGTAACGAGGCCGCCTTGATTCAGATGGGACCGTTGTTGGATGGCGATAATTACGATAAATTACCTCTTGAGATCAGATGCAGTATATATGGTAACTGGTATGGTGGTCGTGAGAAAGGTAATGTCACTATCAGGTTCACGGCATATAAGGGCGGAACGATGGAAAAGCGTGGATATGATTTTGTCAATATAGGAGGCGAGGAGGTTTATACCGGTGACGCCCCTACTAACGTATCCGCTCACGGCGAGGATAATTGGCAAAATATAAAGACCTTGTATTCTAAGGTAGGTACGATGATCTATAACAAGGAGTCCCGTGACTGTATTGTAAGAATAGGTGAGTAATTATTCTTTTTCATAATATAAATATCTGTTAACTCTCTTGTCCGTGAGGATAGGAGAGTTTTTTATTTTTTTAGTCCTTTACTTATGACATATTTGATCTTTTATTGCGCAGGAATAATCTAGCTTTGCCGAAAACTAGCGTTATGATTACATTAAGTGATGTTAACAATGAACTCCATGTCCGGTTATATATACTGGAGGTGCTTAAGGATTATATAAGAGATGATGATTTCGATGGTCTTGTAGATAAGGCGTTGGATTTTGTCATGGAAGGCGTTTCTATGCCTAAGGCTCCGGCCAAGGATACCACCATGAGTGACATATCAAAGAGCGTTTTGGCCTTGGTAGCGGGTGCTGGATTAGATGAGAGGTTAAGCAAAAGCTCTTTAGAGTTAGCTTACGATAGGTGTAAGATGAGGTACGTATTCGATCCTCGAAATCGGGATATACACGGTGTAGTCGTAGGTTATTCCAATGACTTTAATAGTCTGGTAGCTGTGTGTGATGAGGGATCGAAGAAAGGAGTGGATAAAGGATCTACTGATTTTGTGGATGTCAATGAGAGATACGTGACTAACGGTTTCTTTTACATATCTGTAGAGGATGCTGACAAGCAGTCAAGCTACATGGGTAAAAATTTGTAATTGTTTTGTTTTTTGTGCTTTACCACGAGCATCTAGTCTCCCTCCTGACTTGTGAAAGTTAGGAGGATTTTTTTACTTTTGTGCGATTTTGAATGTTTTGCATAATGGTATAGTTTTTATCAAGATCCTGCGTGTAAGTGATTATCCGCAGGATTTGTTATATTTGCGAAAAAGATAAGATCGTGCAAAATAACTCTAACATAGCGGTTCCCGACTCCGGGATGAACAGGGATAAGCATCCACAGGACCTATCCCCGTCTGAGTACAGTTTCGCCTTGAACGCTACCATAGAGGGTGACGATGGAAGCCAGCTTAAGATCCAGAACGAGCCTAGCACCCTTTTATGTAAGCGATTTGATGGCTATAAGGTTATTGGGTATAAGAATGATATAGCTGGTGATAACACTTATTTCTTTCTGGTGAATCCTGATAACAACACCTCTAAGATCACGTTCATGAGGTCATTGGATTATGTCAAGACCGTAGAGGATCAATTAGCGGGATCAGGGAAAGATATTCATCGTATCCTTGGCGAGAGGCTTGAGGAGTCGGATGGTCGTTTCGATGAGATATGTGATTTGATGGAGGTGTTGATAGAGGATGGGGCCGATGATCCTTGTCTTAATTTCTCCATTCATCATCCTATCTTCGATATAGAGATCAAGGATGAGAAGTGTGGTAAGGTTATATACTGGACTGATGGATATAACCCCCAGCGATATGTTATGGTTGACAAGGCTCTTAATCCAGATGAGGATGGTGATTTTTGGTATCATTATCATGGGTATAAGACGTGTGGGGATGATAAGCCAATAGAGAGGTGTAGGCTGGCTTGCGAGAAGCTACTGGTATTCCCGCTGCTGACGGCCCCATGCGTGGAGCCTGAGGTCGTGGAGTTCGGGGGGAGCCTGCGTGCCGGGACCTACCAGTTCTGCGTGGCGTTGTGCGATGAGTTCGGGATTGAGAAGACCGGATATTGCTCATTGACCAACCCAATCATGTTATTCGATCGTCAAGATATGGTTATCCGCGATGGTTTATGGGGTAAGTCAACCAACATGGGTATCCGCCTTACCGTGTCTAATATAGATAAGCAGGTATCTCATTATAAGATAGGTGTTATACAGAACACGGTTGGGTTTAATGGTGAGCAAAGCCCGGTTCTTGAGTATTTCATAGAAGGTATACATCCGATAACGGAAAGGACCATCTATTATCTTACGGATCAGTATAGCGAGCGTACGACAATGGAGAAGCTGTCCAAGGAAATACCGGTATATAAGACAGCCAGAGGAATGACGTCTGTCGGGAATCGTCTTCTTCAATACGGATTGACCGTGGAGAATGAATGGAATCTTCAACCGGTCGTTAATTTCTTGGGTCATTTCGTTAAATGGCAGACATCGATAGCCACGGAGAATCTGTATAAAGACGGTGTGGCTTGCTCTAAATACGCCTCTTTCATGCGTGACGAGGTATATCCGTTGGGTATAAGGTTCTTTACCAATACAGGATACAGGACAGCTAGATTCCCGCTTATCCCTCGTCCGGCCACAAGGGAGGAGATGGAGGTTATCGTTGATGAGGACGGTAACTCTGACGACCTGTCGGCTGCGTCGGTGCTGGAGAACAACCCGCAGTGCGCGGGGAACAGCCGCCGTCATCTTTGGCAGTTTAAGAATACGGCAAAGATCATAAACGACCCGTCTTGGGGATTTGATGATTTTGGGGGAGAATGCAAGAATCAGCTAGATGTCAAGCAACTCAGATATGTAGAGCAGGAATATGCCACGGTAGGAGAGACCCAATTCGTTATCAACACGATGGGGGAAGATGTTACGGTAGATGATGCTATTGATTATATCGCTGATAATATAGAGAACCTGTGTGATATCATAGAATCTAATGTAGGTATTACCGACGAGTTATGCGCTGCTATATCGTTGCCGGAGGATCAAGACGGTATAAAGGCCCCCGATTTCCCTAGTGGATGTGATGATATCGAGAGGATAGAGACCAGGACTATATTGGATAAAAACTCTTTGGTGGATTCTAGGATTGATTTTACGTATAAGCTGGCTAGTGATTATACGGAGACCGAGCCTACCACCTTAATACAAAGTAATGCCGAGTCACAAAGGAAGTTCTCTGTATTGTGTGATTTCGATAATTATTCCAGTGGAGGTAAGAATATCATAGATCTGGTTCAGGAATGGCTGGATGGTCAGGATGAGGATAAATTCCCGTCTGATATAGACTCCTCCGCCTTGGTCTTGTGTCAGGATATGTCTAATGTCCGGCAGTTATATGATGAGGGCATATGTACTAATGGGTGTTCGGTAGGAGATCCTCACGTCAATCCTACTATTAATGATGTTCAACTTCCTACATTCCAAGGAGGTAGGTCATTGGGTAAGTGCACGTATTTGTACCAATATCCCGGATGGGAAGGAAAGAAGCATACGGAGACGATGCTTGATCAGTTAATGGATACGATGGAGGCTTATTTCCCCCAATATGAGAGTCAGTTTGGTATCGAGAACGCCATGTGTCTTTTTGGCGATGGTGATAATTCTAAGTTTAATACCGGTATAACTACTGACTGGGAAGGTCGTGTGTCTATGCAGAATGATATTGACGCCAAGACCAATTGGTTCGGTAGAAGCAACTTGACTTATTTCAAGTTCTATCCACATGTATCCTCATACGCCAGATGGGTGGAGTTGGATTACGAGAAATACATAAGTGGTTTATCCGATCCTGATAACGGTATTATGTATATAGAGATGATGGGTAACTATAATTATCCGATCGGCGACTCGTCATCATACAATAAGGTTCGTATAACGTTTTTCTCGGACAAGGAAGGTACCGTGGCTCCTAATCCTTTGGCTAATGATGCCAAGAAAGGTGTTATAGTGAATTACGTGGATCATAAGATATTTATGATGCCGAAGTACTTGTTCTGGAATGATGACAAGACTACTTTCCATAAGATATATGTTTGTATTGAGCCAGCGGTATGTGTGTTCTTCACCGGTTTCGCCATGAGGCAGGACATGAAGGAGCTTGCCGGATTCTATACGGCCGGCACCGCCATCTTCCCCGCCCCGTTCTGTTTTGGCATTCGGCCACTGGAGGTGAAATACGTATTCTTCTTCACAAAAGAATTGAAATTAAGGAGATTCGTTACCTATGAGGCGAAATGTATCTCATGTGGGGATAAACCCGCTGACTGCGCTCCCAGACCATATCAGTACGGTGATTTCGGATATTGGGAGTCTACCAATAAGTATCCGGCTAATTTTGAGTTGTATGATTCAAGTAAGATCGGGATATCATCGGGAGGATCAAAGAGGAAGGACATAATAGATTCTTTGATGAAATACTATGGGTCTCCTAAATCAGTTGGGGGTAAGTCTTATTTCACCGGTAATGGGGGTAACGCTGAGTACCCAAATACGTCAACCACGTTTTGTCAGAGACCTATACGTCATTACAAGTTCCCGGATAACTCTGTCGCTCCTTTTATGGGTAATCCGTCTCAACTGACCGGTCAATATGGAGTTGACTCCTATATTTATCCTATGGGGGTGATGCTTGATGACGATATCGTTAATGAGTTTCTGGATATAGCGGTAGAGAACGGTCTTATAGATAAGGCTAGAAGAGATTCTATAATAGGATATGAGTTGTATAGGGGTGATAGGACGTTAGATAAGAGCGTTATCGGGACCGGTCTGGCTTATGATATGTTTAAGTACGATGATCCAGACGGATCGGCTAACCTTTATCCTAATTACCCTTACAACGATTTGTCTGATGATATGTATATCTATAAGGATATTAATCGTGAGAATTTTATAACGCATCCGTTTAACAGGAAGGGTAATATCTGGTATTCATTCTTAAGTCCTGATATTGCCTTTAACAAGCCTGACGCTCCCACCGAGTGCCTTGTTGATGGTTATCAATTAGGTAAATCCTCCGGTATATTCAGGGAGGTGGAGGATCACCCTAAATGGACGATATTAGGGAGTAAGGCTTACAGTATGGCAATATCATTGGCTACGGTGGAGGCTATGGCTAATTTAATATCCGCTATAGCTGAGTATACATATCAGTCGGCTTCACAGCAATATGTCGGTGGAGGCGTGTTCTTTTTAGCCAACCCTGTCGGCATAGCGCTGACGGCTATCCGTCTGGCTACGGGTATCGCCAAGGCCACAGCCCAGTCCGTGGTGGATATAGGCAAGTACAGGTATCAGTGGTTAACGGCATTGATAGATAGGGGACCTAGACGGAACTATGCTTATTATTATACTTCTGTCGCTCATTATAATTTATTTTACCAAAAAATAGGGGAGTCAGAGTTACGTGGATTGTCAACGGCTAAATATATCAAGAGCGGGTTATATCCGGTAACAGATATCTCTTCGCAAGGGGAGACCGTAGGCGGTAAGCCTATTATCATAAACAACCTCGATCGTGAGCATTCATTGTTCATGTCATTTGGTATGGATAAATATATGCTTGAATATCCGGAGTTGGTTTCAAGTTATGATACCAGCCGTATTCAGGATGAGTGTAATATTCGTAACGATGAGGTGGCTGGTATGACGCCTCATTTTATGACACGTGAATCTTTCGTATCCTGCCCCTATATGAGGATAAAGAAATATTCTCCGGCTCAATACGGGCAGATAGAGGATATCAGGTGGGTATCGTTAGGTGGTTGCGGGTTGATGGATAAGGATAAGCGTAAACCTGTTTTTGGAGGTGATGTATTTATATCAAGATTCTCACTTAAGAGGAAGATGCCTATGTTTTACTTGACTCAGTTCGGTCAGGGGGACATGATACCATTCCCTTATTATGATTATCGGAACATCGGGTATCCCCGTTATTTCGTTAATTACGACACCGGGGAGGATTATCTTAATAAGACCGATACGGATACCGGATCGCTATACTCTTTCCCTAGCCGGAAGAGCGCTTATGAGATGGTTTGCAAGACCGGGGATATGTATCTTAGCGGTCGTTTCTTCCTATACTTCTATGGCATACCTCAGTTTCTTGTGGAGTCTGAGATCAATTGCAATTTCCGTATAGCCGGGCCTGAGCCTTACGAGGGGTTCTATCCGGAGGTGGGGGATTATATATCATGGACTCAGGAGCGTAATGTCCCTATATCAAGGGATAATGTGTTTAAGATAAGTCCTGTGTATAAGAATCGATTTACGTTAGGTGGCAGGTCATTACCAGAGACGTATGATAGCAATTTTTGGGACTGCGCTTACCAAAGACCCAACGGCGTCATATGGAGCACCGCCGACGTGTCGGAGAACGGCATGACCGATCCTTGGCTGTCGTACAAGCCTATGGATTACCATGAGTTCAAGACATCTTTCGGGAAACTTATAAGCATGAAAGGGATAGAGTCGGATCAGATACTGGCTCGTTTTGAGAATCAGGTAGGGTTGTACAATGCCATAGACGTGTTGGCGGAGAGAATATCCCCGGAGAATAGCGAGCTAGGGACAGGTGGTCTTTTCGCCTCTCGTGGTATCGAGTATAATAATACGACGTTAGGATATTCCGGGACCCAGAGCCGGGATATGATCAGTTGCGAGTTTGGGCATTTTTGGGTCGATTTAAGGCGTGGTCAGGTGTTTAAGGTAGATTCTAATGGTAGGAATCTTACGGAGGTCACACCGGGGCTTAGAAACTGGTTTAAGGAGCATCTTCAGATGAAGATCATCCGTAGCCGGATATATAACGCTGATACGGACGCTGAGTTGTCTTATTATGATATCGATAACAAGTTCTTTGGTATAGGGCTATCCATGGGCTGGGACAATCGGTTCAAGAGAGTTCTGATAACCAAGAAAGATTATATACCGGTAGGGAATCCGAGCGAGTACCAATTCCGTGGCGGCCGGTTCTACAGGAACGGGCAGGCGGTGGAGCTACAGGACGCCAGCCATTTCACAGACGTCTCCTTTACCGTTGGATATAACTGCCTGAAGGGTGAGTGGAAATCATATTTATCCTACACCCCTGATTATTATATCGAGCACCAGCATTATTTCCAGTCTGGAAAGAACTACTCAAGTGAAAGTCAGGAGATAGGGTTATGGTCTCATGGATTGACCAACCAATCGTATCAAGTATTTTACGGTAAGCTATATCCGTTCGTTATAGAGGTCCCGGTACGTGAGCAGTATGTGAATAAGATCCTCGCGAACTACCAATATCGGATGGATGCCAGAAGGTATCAGGATGAGGTTAATTACCAAATCCTTAGGACTACTGGATTCAATAAGGCATGGTTTTATAATGATACGAACAACAGCGGTGAACTTCGGATGGTTATCGCCGACAAGAACGATATGAGCCAGCGGTTAAGGTATCCTATAACCAATGATGATAGCCGTGAGATACTGGTGACGGAGGTTGATCAGAAGATAAATATAAATGACTATTTTAACGAGGTCAAAGACGATACTAATAACCTCCCGGTATGGATCAAGGATGTGAATGACATTGACCGGAAGATCGACCCTAGGGCTGTCGATTATCATCGGAGGTGGCGGGATCGTCTTCGTGGCGATTGGTTCTTGGCTAGGTTCGTGAATGACATTGAGAGTCGGTTCAAGATGATAGTAAGATGGTTTAGCAATGAGGAGAAAGTTTATTGATTTAGGTGATTATATACAACTTTACACCACAAATGTACCGAATTATTTTTATGTATAAATAATAATCTATATATATGTCATGAGATTAGTCGAACAACATATAATCAAGCGAAGCTCGGTATATTACAATGAGCTTCAAGACCTGTTGCATAAGTGTAAAAACTTATACAACAAAGGGTTATATGTCGTTCGTCAATATTATTTCCAGTATAATGATGATAATACCGTTAAATATAAATACCTCAACTACTATTCTCTTGAAAAGAAGCTAAGAACAGAAAACGATGTAGACTATCGTGCTTTACCATCATCTGTAGCCCAACAGGTATTGATGATGGTCGACCAGAATTTCAAATCCTTCTTCAATCTTCTTAACAAGAAGGGTAGAGGTGAGTATTCTGAGAAAGTAAGAATACCTAAGTATCTTGATAAAGATGGGATGTTTATGGCTGTTTTCCCGACAACAGCCTTTTCTCAGAAATGGATAAAACAAGGTATTATTAAGTTACCAAAACAATTCTCTTTTACCATAAGGACTAATAAACAAAATGTCCAACAACTTAGGTTTATCCCTAAGAATGGATATATTATGTTTGAGATTGTGTATAATAAGAAAGAGAAAGGTCTTATGTATGATAACGGAAATTATCTTGGTATTGATCTTGGACTTAACAATTTAGCGTCTTGTGTATCAAATACCGGTTCTTGCTTTATCATCAACGGTAAGCCTCTAAAATCTATCAACCAGTATTATAATAAAAGATTAGCATATTTAAAATCTAAATTAAAAGGTAATAAACAAGTATCAAGACAAATAAGATCGTTAACCAACAAAAGGAATAACAAGATCAAGGATTATCTGCATAAAGCTAGTAGGGTATTGATTAATCATGTAGTCTCCAATGGCATTAATACGATCGTAATCGGTCACAACAAATGCTGGAAACAAGAGATCAATATCGGAAAGCGAAACAACCAGAACTTTGTATCTATCCCTTTTAATATGTTTATCTCAATGATATCATATAAAGCTACACTTGAGGGTATTAATGTTAAGATCGTTGAGGAATCCTATACCTCAAAATGTAGTTTCTTGGATAACGAGCAGATTTGTAAGCATGATAAATATGCCGGAAGACGTGTCAAACGAGGATTGTTCAAAACATCTTCCGGTAGTATTATTAACGCCAATATCAATGGTGCTTTTAACATCATCAGAAAATTGGCAAAAGAAGCCTTCGATGTAAGTACCTTACCAGAAGGTAGAGGGTTTTGGTGGAACCCGGTACGGATTTCTGTATAGATATATACCATTTTACGATTTTAGTGTAAAAAGGCATATAATCACCTTGATTTATTAACATATAGGGGAGGGTGTTTATCATTCCCCTTTTATACTTTCAAATGATATCAGTTATGGTTTGATTTCCGTTGAAACTGGTTGATTTTTATCACAATGAATATTGTGATTGACAATTTGTTTTATTTAATATTGAAATACAATAAATTTTAATAATTTGTTTATATGGAAGATTTTCAAGGTAAGTATGATGGTAATCAAATAGACATCAGGCTTGATAAGGTCAAGGATATGGTTGGTGCCACGGCTTCAGCGGCTGGTGCTGCGGGATTGGTGCCGGCTCCCGCTGCGGAGAAGCGTACAGCCTTTCTTCGTGGTGACGGCACATGGCAGGATATAGATGTTCATGAGCCGGGCTTCTTGGGCGATAATCTCGATAGCGAGGATGATTTTAGAACTATATTATTTAATTTGGGCTTTGATAAGGAATTTACCCTTACCAAAGCGAAATATGATATAATAGCTTCTAAATGTGAGGTTGATATACCAATTCAATATCTTTTATCCGGAGCATCATCGACGTATGGGGTTGGGGACTTGATATTAATTAAGGATTCATCCGGGAATATTCAAGCCATGTTGCGCTCTGGATGCAATACGGGAGCTGGGGGCATTGTATCTTATCATGTAATGATCAATATATCCAGCGACCTTACCCATACGTCCATTGTCACCAGTCATACCGTACAATCGGTATCTAACCAAACTAAGGACATATCCTTAACGATTGGTGGTGACCCAGTCGGAGATAACAGGGGTATCAACTTCTCTACGGCCGGTACAGGGACCAAGGCTTTGATGGATAATGGGAAATATAAGGAGGTGCAAGCTAGGGGTGATATTGAGAACGCGTTTTTAGATACTGTTTTTCATCTAGCGTCCAATCAACCTTCTACTTTAACCCAAGATCAGTATAATACTATAAAATCGTTGTTTGGTAGTAACCCTACGTCTAATATCAGGATGATAAAACCTAGCGATTCTTTTGTGGAATTGGTAGGTGAATTTCTTATCAATGATTTGATGGTTTTTAATGATCAAAGGAATGATTGTATCACTATTTACATCAGCGGTTCAAATGCCATTCTTGGTATGGGACTTATGGATATATCTATTTCTGTTTATCCTAATCTAAGTGTCGGATATATTCATTCTAATTCAAATGTTGCTGCATCAAATGATTCCGAGATAGTTCTTGTAAATTCTTTGAAAAATACTGAAGATGATATAGATTTTGATAATCAACTTCATCTTAAGATGAAAGGTAAGGGTGATAAGGCCTTGATGGATGATGGGACTTATAAGGAGATAGGTTCTTCTGGAGTGGATATATCAAGTTATATTTTAGAAGGAATTGATTTTAAGAAAAATACTACCAAGGAAGGTTTTGACAAGATAAAAAGCTGTGTTATTAATAAACAGCATATGTATCTGTATTTTTATAATGCTGTGGGTGGTGATGAGGTTTCTTTCTATGCCGATGTTATCGCTGGTGTTTTATATGGAAATTTAAATTTGTGTGTATATGATTTTGGTAGTTCGAAGATTGTCAATATTGATATAAACTTACAAGATTATAGCATAACTGTTAATACGCAATGATATGGTGAAAAATAGATCTGCTGTTAGTAAATCAGGCAAGTGCCCTAAATCGGGGTGCATCAAGAAAGTAGGAAGTGATTGGAGGGTGGTTAGTAACAAAACTGGAAAGTTATGGCCGGCGAAGTATAAGTCGAGGGATTTGGCCAAGAAAGCTCTGGCGGCTTATCATATGCATTGAGGGTGTAGGAGGGTAGGTGATATGAATCATGTACCCGCCTATTGTTTTATCCTGCATCCGATTATGTATATCTTTGTAGAAAACGTGATTTATGGCTAAGAAAGATAAGAAAGAGGAAATCCCTTCATGGATAAAGGATTTGTATAAGGAAGATCTTGATCGTGTTGTAAGAGGTGAGCGTCCCATGTATTTTAGGGGTATGAATGATGATCCTTTAAAGAACGTATCCCCGGAGTTTGATATCCTTAGTGGAGGAGCTGCTGTTAAGGGTATGAATGGGATAAGAGGTGCGTTGTCTCCGTTGAATAATGGCATGGGTAATTATAATTTCAGCATTAGGGGTATAAATAAGAAGATAGGCGAGCTGGTTGATGAGGCGGGATTGTATTTGCCTGAGAAATTAAGACCTATATATCAGACTGTGGTGGACGCTATGTCGAGATCCAAAGATAAGGGGTTGGGTCATATCACGCAGCCGTTGGCCAACGCTCTGTACCCTGCGGACGAGCGGCGGAACCGGCGTCTGGACGGGGAGCATCCCGTTGGTTATGTGGATGCCATAGACGGCATATGGCCTAGGGAGAAATATGGGCTATGGGGAGAGAAAATTGAGCGGAAAGCCGAAGGAGGTCCTACTGGTAATGATCCTATGTATGTAAGACAAGATGTATCTGATAGAGCTTCGTATTTAAAAGACATCATAGGTAACGCCATAAGAAGGAGGTTGTATGAGAATGTAACACCTGATGTGGTAGCCTCAAATGCCAGTCTTCCCGATAAGGTTAAGGAATTTATATACGGAAGAAATGGCAAAGCTAATGTTGATGAATATAGCGAACAGCTATGGGGTAGATTCTTATCCCAGCCTAATAGTCTTGATGGAAATAGCAAGGAGATAAGGATTCCTGATAATGTCATTACTGATATTGAGAAGATGTTCAATCGTGACACTAAGGATGAGATAAAGAGGCTAGATAAAAAGATTCGTGATACGGAGCAAGAAATATATGGCTCTGATAAGCCGGCTACAGATGATGCTTATGGTAGGCTGAAGCTTTTGAAAAAGTCTAGAGAATGGGTAGATATATTTGAGAAGAATCGTAATTCGGTAAGATCCGGAAAGCCTACGGTTTTTTCTGAGTATGATTTTTACCCCGAAGCTGCTGGTGATCTTACCCCGTTATCAGGGTTTGGTAATTTTACTATTTATAGACGTCCGGATGGGAGGTTAGGTGTTTACGATGTATATGATTTTTATAGTAATGATCAAGAGTTCCCGGTCAATATAGTCACTAAGACATTAGACGCTATAGGTGATAAGTTTGAGGAGAGAGGATCGTTTAAGGACTATAGCCCTATCCAAGAGAGTGGAAGGGATGCTCTTATCCGTAATGCTATCATGTCCAAGAATAAGTTAGAGAAGAAATATGATGGTGGGTATATAGCTTCAAAGGATAATACGAGTGTAGGAGGCCCCGGAATAAATATGAATACGAGGTATGACACAAAGCCTTATCAAGATCCTTTAACGCCTGTTATAAGTGGATTTGTCCCAGGACTGGATGTAGCTTCCGATGTATCAGACATGGCTACCGCTATAGAGGATAAGGATAAGATAGGGATGATATTGGCTTCTTTGGGTTTTCTTCCTGTTGTTGGAGGGGCGGCCTCGTATGCAAGCAAGGCAAGGAAGCTTGATGGGAGGGTAAAGGCTATACGTATATCGGAGCCTCCCGAAAAACCTGTATATTATCATAACAAATTATCTGATGGTGTTACGCATGGTGATGTGGTTGATGCGGATAAAAATGACTTTAAATTGACATCTAACTTATTTTTCGAAAGAGGCTTTTATCCTAGGTTTGAGAGGATGATGGATGAGTTGGGTAAAAATGTTAGGCGTCCTTATAAAAGCGGGATGTTGCTTGAAGAGGATAAAGATTTTATCAAAAAAATGAAGGGGAAGGACGGGAGTGTAGTTATTCCTGAAAAGAATACCCCTTTAAGGTTTGAGTTGGATAGAATGTTATCTGATTATGGTATAGAGGATCAGGAAGCGGCGTGGAATAGGTGGATAAATTATGCTAATTCAAAGAAATCTTATGATAATAGGGAATCTATACTTGATGGGGTTAAGAATATGATAAAGAAACCTGATACATATGATTTTGATTTTGTTGATGGTTTAAGCATGAACGGCCATGTTATTAGTGGTGTTCACATGAAAGATGGCGACAAGATGTTGATAGATGCCAATCTTCCTTACAACCAGAAATTAACTACTATGATTCATGAGACTAGGCATAGGATAGGACAGTATATAGATAATACTTTTGGAAAGACATTTAGACATGGATTGACAAAACCTGCTGACAAGACTGTAGATTTGATCTATAAGACATTGAATTATGATGATTTTCTGGATAATGCTAATCATATATGGGAAAAGTCGGCCACTAATACGGAGTTGCAATTCTTGATGGAGAAACTTAGAGGTTATGAATCTACAATGGATGACATAGGGAAAGTCTATGGAGATGATAAAATGAGAGATATAATCAAGAATATTTCTGATGATGACATAAAGAGTCTTTTAGGGGAGATAAATAGTGATTATTCTGGTAAGTATATAAAGGCCTTAAACAAGGGTGAGATGAACTATGATGATGTAAGAAAAGCTTTGATGTACCCTATCATATCAGGTCTTATGTATAAAAGTTATGATGCGATATCATCTGGTGATGAGGATAAGAATAAAATGAATAAGGGAGGTTCAGTAAACACAGGTAGAGCTTATGGGGATGGGAAATATGTTGTTGATCCTCGTAGATCAGAGGATAGTAAGATGGCTGTGTATGATGAGATATGGGATTATCTGACCGATAAGAAGGGGATACCACAAACGCAAGCTATCGGCATCCTGTCGAACATCGCCGCCGAGTCCGGAGGGGACACCGAGGCCCTGGGAGCTGCCGGTGACTTTGGTATCCAGCAATGGCTTGGGCCGAGGAAGAAGGAGCTACAGCGTAGGTATGGTAAGAAACCGACATTGACTCAACAACTGGATTATCTTGTGGATGAGTATCAAGGTCGTGTACCGGGGCTAGGCTGGAACTACATGAACCAAGGCAAGTTCTTTGATAAGGACGCTCAAGGCAATGTTTATAATTACTATATGTATTCGAAGGCTGATTTTGATAACGCCACGAATTATAAGGACGCTACCGTGGCATGGAATCAAGGATACGGGAGACCCCTTGGATCGACATTAAGAAACGAGAAGCGGTTTGAGTTCGCCGATATGTTCTCCAACAGATACGGTGTCCCGGAGAACGAGCCAATGAGATACGAGTTCGGGCAGCGGGATTCTGGTACGGGAGACGGAGGCCAGCAGCCCGTGCCTGAGACGGTAGCCCCCGCCGCTCCTTCTTTGGCTTCCCATCCTGCCATGGATAGCTGGTGGGAGAAGGAAGGTCAAGACCTGTTATATAAGATGCTAGCTCAATCCGGCGCTAACAAGAAAGCTATAGAGGACATCGCTAATAATATTAAGAATGATCCTCAATCAGAGGCGCAGATAGCGGAGGCCGAGCGTATGCGTAAGGAACAGGCGAAAAGGCAGTTGGTGCTTAACATGATACCGGGGTTGATGCTGAATATAAAAGGTATGAGCAGAACCCAGAATTAATGCTATATTTGTTAAATTATTAAACGTTTTAGATATGAAAAGATTGTTGTTTTTATTTGCTATGTTATTGACGCCATTCGCTTTGATGGCGCAAGAGGTAATCCCATCAGAAGGGTCTATTACTATTGATCTGACTACCTTTACCGGTATTATGGCTTTCGTCACGATGTCAGCCACTCAGCTAGCTAAGGTAGTGCCGTATATCGACACCCATAAGTGGGCTAAGATTTTATCGGCTGTGGCTATTGGGATGTTGACATGTATCTTGGCTTGGTTCCTTCAGGTATCCCCGTTGTTGGTAGGTAGTGAATGGTGGGAAGCTCTGTTGTATGGGGTGGCAGTCGGGCTTAGCGCTGCTGGATTCTATGACCTAGTGAAAGCAATAGGTTCGTTATTTGTAAAAAGGATCTAGTTGCTGTAACTATCTTGCGATGAATTAAAATTACAAGGTATTATTATCTGTAATATAGTTAATTATATTTTGTAATTATATTAGTATTATTTATATTTGTGCGCCTATCTACTCATCACGAGCGGATAGGCGCATTTATTAATTTAAAACTTTTAGTAAAGGTATGAAAAGTAATTTGATTTTATCATCAGAGAGTAGGGAATTATTAGGTAGGAACATTTCTGTTATGTCCAAGGACGGGTTTGTATGCATAACGGAAGTTATGGAAGCCTTGAATGAAAAACGTAAATCTATGGGGTTGGAGTCTAGAAGGCTTGATCATTTGTTTGCTACTAATGGATTTCAGGAAAAGATGAAAGCTCTTGTTAGGGAGCTGAGTATTAATGATATATGTACTGTAAGAAATCTTACGGTACAAAACCATGAATTGAAAATCAATAAGATAACCGATCTCAAAAAATACGGAATGGCTTACCGAAGAGGAAAGGGGGAGGGTCAGAAATGGTATGTAAATCCGTATTTTTTTGTTATGGTAGCATTGGAATTGGATCCAGAGATATACGCCAAGGTGATAATATGGTTGCACGATGGATTCATAGAAGACAGGAATGCCGCTGGTGAGGCTTATATCAAGATGAGTTCGGCTGTCGCCAGGTTGGTTAGTGACAAGGGTCAGTTGTCTGATAAGATATCAAGGGTAGCTAAGGCTATTAATTTTATCGTCTTTAACAAGCATGAGAGTGGGATAAGGAATACGGCTACAAAGAATCAGTTAAACGACATAGTAGCTGTAGAGAATGTTATCACCGGGGTTATAGATGGTGGTTTTATAGATACTTATGATAAACTCATAGATTATCTTGGTCATGAGTGGAAAAAGAAATGGGGTAATCCTGTTATGTCTTTAAAGGATTAGTATTAAAGAGACTCATCATTGTCAAATGGTGAGTCTGTATTTTTTAAACTATCTTTGTATCAGAACGAAATAATTTGATATATGGGAAAGTATGTAATTAAAAGGAAGATACCTAAATATCAAGATGCTGGGGAAGTTGATCCTGTCATGCCTGGTAATATTGTTGGTCTTCAGGGTCTTGGAGTGGAACCTCTGGTTTCGTCTACCCGGATAGGATTTGATATTCAGCAGCCTGATATTAATACCATTGATACAAGTGATTTGAACGCTATCGTTGACAGCAATAAGAAGGTTGACGAGTCTGGCAGTACGGATGTTTTTGACTTTACCACCATACCTTATTATGGCGCTGATGATATAGGATCTAGGTTTACCCAGATGGGTCGTGGTATAGGGCGTATGAGAAGCGAGGGATACGGTGATTTATCCACCGGGGTTAAGACAGCTAATGTCGTGGGTACTGTAATGTCAGGCATCGGCGGTGTCTTAGGGTTGGCAAGGAACGTATTCTCAGGGATGGCGTCAGAGCAAGGCACTCGTACTAATATCAGGTTAGCTCAAGAGCGAGAGGCTAGGCAGAGACGGCAATCTCAGATGCGGTATAAGGATGGAGGTGGTGTTTATCTAGGACCTAATAATAGGTTCGATAGCGGTAGCCTTACCGGTGAGTATCTATATCCGTTACCTAAGTCGATGGAAGATCAAGCCAACGTAGAGGTCGAGAAGGGCGAGTACGTGACGCAGCCCGGAGAGGCGCCGATGGAGGCCATGGGGCAGAAGCACGCCGATGGGGGAACCCCCGTTTCCTTGGAGGAAGGTACGAAGGTTATTACCGATGATACCACCATAGAGTCGGATTTCGCCAAATATATCAGGGATACGTATGGGATCAAGGCTACGCCTAAGGATACGTATGCTACGTTAATGGACAGGTATAAGGCTAAGATAGGTCTTAAATCAGCTTATGATGATCAGAAGAAGGCTTTGGATAAGTTGAAGAAGAACGATAAGATAGATGACGAGAATACGAGGCGTTTAAACGCTTCTGTATTATCCATGGCTATAAATGACAGTAACGAGACGGTTAATGGCTTAGAAGGAAGATTTACGGACTTCGCTAATGTTATATACAAGGAGCAGGAAGACCGGAAGATGAAGAAGGATGAGGATACGTATTTCGCTAAGGGTGGTGAGATAGATAACATCATATCCAGATCTATGAAAGAATACGGTCTTACGGAGGAGGATATAGCTGAGGCTAAGAAAGAGCTGCTTAAGAAAGTGGCTGGTATTCGTCAGAAGATGGAGAAAGGTGGTAGTTCTTTATTCGATTACCTACTTACTTTCCGTCCCGTAGAGAACAAGTACAATAATAAGGATAACACGTTTGGGTATCAGCGTCAGGGTCAGGATGGCTCTTATGGCGGTATTAATACCGATGAGAGACTGGAGTATTATAAGACGTTCATGCCTTTGGCTTACGATGCTTATATGAGCGCTCCGAAGGCTACTGCTGCCAAGGCTCTTCAGGATGCTATATACAACACTACTGGTGGGTGGATGGGCTTGGCTACGGCGGAAAACCCGATCATCGCCAACGCAGAGGCACTTAGGGATTACACGACGCTCGTTTCTTTTGGCGGTGAGGATAGCCAAGGTAATTACCCGGAAGACAAGAAGGCCGCATATCATGATAGAATGAGAGATAATAAGTTTGGTCAATATTCGTCATCTCGTCCTATGATTGGTTTGGATGTAGTTACAGAGGATCAACATAAAGCTCTTAATGACGCTGGTATCACTCATTTCAGTCAACTGTTTTCTGACAAGAATAAAGATATTGTTAATAAGATCCTTGGGGAGGATATGCTTAAGATGCAGGCGTTAAGATCCATGAAAGGCATGGAAGGTCTTGACTTCATACTCGATCCCCACAAGGTGGCTCCCGGTCCTATGGATATAGGTGATGTGGAGGATCCTGATGTTAAGCTGGATATGCCTGAGCTGATTGATCCTAATACACTTCCTAAAACCAACACAAATGTCGGTAAGTCGAACGGCGGCAATGGAGGCAGGAATATAGTAGGTGGTGGTCTTGACTTTCCTGAGGTGTTCAGGATGACTCCGGGAGCCGTGACAACGGAAGGTCTGGAAAGACATTACGCTCCTACCGTGGACCCGGTGTTGAGATCGGCTGATCAGTATATGGTTGAGGCTAATCGTGCTTTCCAATCACAATTGAATCAGATGGGTAATGTCCCGGATTCCCAGAGAGGGGCTTTATCTTCCAATTTACAGGCTATCATGAGCTCCAATATAGGTAAGTACATTAATGAGGTAGAGCAAGGTAACGTGGCTCAAAGAACTTGGGCTGATAATGTCAATTCTCAATCATGGGCGAATACTTACGACAAGAACATAGCCCAACGTCAAGCTTATCAACAACGGATATTGCAGGGATTGGCTATAAATGACGAGAACTGGGCTAGGTATTTCGATAGCGTCAATGATGAGATTCAGCAGAAGTGGAACACGGCTACGACCATGAATACATTAAGATCTATATTTGGGGATGTTAAGATTGGTCCCAATGGTCAGTTGATCGCTGATCCTCAAGGAGATATATTGAGTTATAGGAGATTATATCCCGCTCAGGAAGTAACTAAAGGCAAGAAAGGATAAAGGATGGCTTCACAATATAGTATATTAAGGAATTACGGCAAGTACGTATCACCCTACAACATGGATGTCATGATGCAGGGGATGGGGTACATGCAGCAGAAGATAGATACCAATCGGCAGGCTATAAACGAGTATGCTGATTATATTATCAATTCTGACATTATAAAACCTCAGGATAGGGAATATCTTCAGAATAGGTTAAATGGGTTGATACAGGACGTGAATAACGTGTATCGTAAATCTAATTTGGCTTCCGACGGTATAGCCAGAAGCATACAGGCTCGTCTTGGAGAAGCTCTGGATACCCGTGTGTTGAATGCTATTGCCGGTACTAGGGAGATCCGGGCTTTTAGCGAGAAGATGGAGGATATGAAGCTGAACAATCCCAAGATGTATAGACCTATAAACGAGGCTGAGGCTTTCGCGGATGCCGTGGCTTGGATGAATGACGGTCAGGTAGGGACACGTCTTAATCCTATACATTATACTCCTTATACGGATTATCACGCTGAGATTGATGAGAAGATGAAGAACTTCATCTCCCTTAACAAGGGGAAGAAAGTCAATGTGCCGGTAGTTGACGCCAATGGTAACAGGACGGGGGAGATGCGTGAGATGTACATAGATGAAATGAGTTACGCTCAGGTCAGGGATATAGCTATGGCTTCCATATCTGAGAACGGTAAGGCTCAGATGCAGTTAGAGGGAAGATATATGGCTAGGACAAACCCTGATTTATTTAACGTCCAAAGCACCTCTGATTTCCTTAAAGGGTATATCGATGACTTTGCTGTCAAGGAGGAATCCATACGGGCTAAGCTGAAGGGTGTCGGCAATGATAAGATAAAGAAAGCTAAATTGGAGTCGGAACTGGCGGATATCACCAAGCAGAAAAATGATTTCGTGGAGGAGGCCGAGGGCGTTATCGGCAGCAACTACAGTCCGGAGCGGGCCGGCATGTTTATGGTGAGGCAGCAGTTCCTTCGTGGCGTGGGGTTACGATGGTCTTATAATAACTCATACGAGACGCTTGGTGTTGATGATTATTATTTCAAGGCTAATCAACAGATGATGGAGAGGGCTAAGTTCAATGAGACAAAAAGGCATAATCTAGCCATGGAGAAATCCGCTTTGATAAGAGCTAGTAAATCAGGTAAATCGGAGAATGGAAATGGTGGAGGCGATGACATGACCGGTCCCACCGTGGTTACGAAGAGTGCCAATCTTGAAGATGTGAATATAAGCGATGAGTTCATGAATGGATTTATAGCCAATGAAAAGGCGGTGAATACAGGCATGGAGAATTTTGTAAAGTCTCTATCAGACGATGCCAAGAGGAAGATCGACGCATGGGCATATGATCCTGAGAATAGTAATGTGGTCAAGGATATGGATAGGGATCAGGTTATCATGACTTATTTTAAGGCTAATGGTGGATCTACGAATACACTTCTTGATTATAATGGAAAGGATAGTTATATAAAGCTTCTTGGGTTAAATAACCAAAGGAATAAGTATAGTAAGATTAATGAGGGTTTCAATAAGGCTGAGAATACTGTTTTGGATGGTGTTGATGCTATAATTGAGAAAGAGGCTAGATCGTATGAAGGATCAGGTATAGACATTAGTTACGGATTTGGCACATTCAATCTTGGGGATATTAACAATAATGGTGATAAGGTTTTTGATATAGATGGCATAAACGATATAACATTAGACGATTGGGCTAAGCTATCTGCTTATAGTTCTTTATTGAATGATAATATAAATGTTGTTAATAGTCCCGTTGAAGGGGAAGCGCCATCTATATCGGTAGATTCAGGTCAATCTAGTGTCCTACTGGATAAGATAAATAATCTTATGGGAACATCCTTCTCGCTTGATGATATTGAATCTATAATGTCTCTTGTTGTGTCTGGTGCTAATAGGAATATACACGTCAAGGCGATAGAGGATAGATTTGCTGGAGATAATAGAGCGATTGGTGTCGCTACCGCTTTATATAATGGAGCGTATAGGGAAAGAAACGATTTGTTAAGACATAAATGGAGTCGTGGTGATCTAGGTAGGATCGCTGATGACGCTAAACGTGCCGGTGAGGATTATCTAAGACAATATCGTCATGAGTACGCTGAGCGTGAGTATATCTTCTCTGGTGATTATCCGTCTAAAAGCAAAGCTGAGTATGATTATATAAAGATTAGTGATCTATTCACTCGTGGTGGTGGTTTTATCCCCAAGGATGAGGATAATGCCAATAAGAAGATAACGTTTACTATATCTCCTATAGGTGATGGCAATTATCAGATCATTGGTAATAATGGAGGTGATGGAAGATCTGTTGTTGAGGTAAGTGAGGCAGATCTAGCCGCCAATGACCTTACTTTTTATAAGGAGGATGTAAGTATCCCATCCGAGACCTACGACTCTGGTGTTGTATCTATATCGTTTGCCAATTCAAGCGATAACGCTTATGGGAAGATGGCCAAGGCATTGCAGGTAGCTCCTGTGGCTTATGCCAGCGGAGCTAAGGATATGACAATGCCTTATATAGATATGTTCACGAATATAAATGACGGTAATATCAGGAAGAATCAGATGATGATCGCTACCGATGTGTTATTTGATAACGCTTCTATGTATGAGTTAAGGGCTTCCGGATATAAGTATAATAATGGTTCCTCTGGGATAAATGTTGATATATACAGCAAGGGAGGAGCAAGGGATGGCGGTACTCCATTATACTCAATTGATCTGGATGGCGTTAATTATGCTGATGAGGTAGCTAGAAAAATTGATTTCAGCCCTCAATATTATTTGGTCATGGCATGGCAACAGATACTTAGCAAGGAGAATGAGGTATATTGGAGAAGTGAAGGTAGATCTACTACTGATGATTTCGAGAGCTTCGTATCACCTATAGCTAGTATGATTGATCAGGAGATAAGAAACAGGAATAACGGAAATAGTAGAAGGTGATTATATATAATTTTACACCAGTTTTATATAGTCACGATTAACGAACGATACCGGAGGTACGCCGGGAATTGAAGCACGTGGAGAGACCTCTTTAGAATCGGTTTCGTGTAAGCAGATTCAACAATGTCCCTATGAAGCGTGAAAATATGCTTTTGGTGTAGAAAAGTATATAAGTACCTAGTGGAAATAATGGAAACAGTTAAAACCGATAATAATGCTACTAATGGAAGGAATCTTGCCGACAAGTACGGATATCCTACTATGAGCGTGGATAATATAAAGGCTGTTGGATCGGATCCCTATAATATACCGGATCGTGACTTACCTCCGGTATTGGATCCGTATTCTGCTTCCGAGAGATCAAAGTCCCAGATACCGTCATTATCAGAGAGGATCAAGAATACGGTAAAGACTAATTATTATGATAACATGAAGCATATGTCCCCTTTGGGGTATATGGCGTCTGATCAGAGCTATAAGGGTAGGTTTAATCTTACTGGACCGGAGATATCGTTAGAGGATTCAAGGTATCGATTAAGTAGTGGAACGTGGATACCCAAATACGAGTCTTATATACCCGGTGTAGATAATGATACACGTCTATCAAAAACCCAGAGTAGGACTGAGAAGTGGATGAGAGGATTGGGTAAGCTTGCCGGAAAAACCGCCTTGTACGGATTAGGAGGCGTTATCCAGCCTTTTTATGGTATTTATGCCGGAGTATCCAAAGGTAATTTCAATGCTGTTTTTGATAATGATTTCACTAGATGGTTAGATGATCAGGATAAGAAGATGGATTATGGTCTAGCTCATTATTATAATCGAGAGGAGCGGGACATGAACTTTCTTCAAAGTATGACTACGGCTAACTTCTGGTCTAATGACTTTCTGTCGGGTCTGGCTTTTACCGCTGGCGCCATGTTATCATCCGCCGTATATTCCGGGGCCGGTCTGATGAACCTTGCTCGTACCGGAGCTAGGGCTGGGGTGGCTTTAGCTAGGATAGGCAAGGCCGCTTCGGACACCAAGAAAGCATTCGGCGCTTACCTTAGAGCCGCCCGTATCGGTCAGAGGGTAGGCAAGGGGCTGGATGCCGCCCTATTTCTTGGTACGTCTACCTCATGGGAAGCTTCAGTGGAAGCCAGAAGTATGTTGATGGAGGCCGAGGAGAATTTCAGGCAATCTTATCGTAACGCTTACGGGAGGGAAGTCCCGTATGAGGAGCTTATGAGGTTCAGGGCTGACAATGCCAATGCCGCTAACGCCGTATTCGCCGCAAACGTCGGCATATTGTCATTATCCAACATAGCTATGTTCGGTGATATGTTTGGCATGGATCTGGGCGTGGATAAGTTCATAAAACGCAATATATTTGGCGTAGGAGCCGAGAGAATGGATAACGGTGCACTAAGGGCTATAACACCAAAGAAATGGCAGAAAATAGCTGGTAATACGTTTAATATCATTAAGCGACCGGTATCTGAGGGTTTGTTCGAGGAAGGTCTTCAAGGTGTGTCCAGTAAGTCCGCGGAGGATTGGGTGGAATCAAGATACAATCCCATGGCTATTCGCCAGAATATAGGTTATATGGAGGCTATAAAGAACGGGTTCAAGGAGACTTACGGATCTAATCAGGGCTGGAAGGAGATCGGCATCGGTATGATTATCGGATCGGTTATGGGTGGAAGAAGCCTTGGAGGTATAAAGGAATGGAGTCAAGATATGTCCCGTAACAAGGGAATGGTGGAGGCCTATAACACCAATGCTGGCGCCTTGACCTCGGCGGCTGTCCAAGCTATTCGTGGCAGCATGGCCCTGAACGCTCAATTATCAGGCTTGAGTACGGATAATAACGCTGACGATATACCTAATTCTAGAATCGTAGATAAGACTTTTAGTGACGCTGTATTCAATCGTCTTCGTTATGATCAGGAAATGGGGATGTTAGATGATACTAAGGAGAATTTCAAGACAGTCATCGAGTCTATACCTAATAGCGATATAGCCTCCGATATGAATATGACAGATGAGCAGGTAAATGAGTATAAGTCCAACCTTATCAGTGAGTTCAATAAGAAGGTTGATAATTTTACTATGGCCAGCAGATTTGCCGACTCCCTTACCGATGGTATATCCAATAGATCATTTAACACCTACATCTCTAACATGGCTTATAACGGTCTTGAGGCTAAGGATAATTTGGATGATATCGCTAATCAGTTAGGAAGGATATACAATACGGATATAGGCCCCGCTTTAGATATATATTCTCGTCTTAATCCTGATTCGAGTAGGGATCTTGAGAAACTTAGGAAGCTTACAGATGATATACAGAAGATGGAGAAGAATGTTTTGAAGCTTCAGCAGGGTATCACGTCTAAAGAAGCTCTTGAGTCTGATAAGGTCAAGTTAGTCAAGGAGAATGATAGACTTCTTAAATTGACGGAGGATAGGATTGCTTTGGAGAGGAGATTAGCTACGTTAGTTAACTCAGAGACAGATATATCTAAGCTGTTATTAAACAGGAATGAATCAAGGATCAGTGCCGCCGACCTTATGGCAGCTTATGAGACTATAGTTGGTTTTGAGAATGCTGTATCTATCCGTGGGGTTGATAATTATAAAGAGGCTATGGCGTTACTTAGCGAGTATCGTCATAATCTTGTGGCTTATAAGAATATAAATGAGTCTCTTCGCCGTATGCGTGATAGGAGATTCATACGGTCGCAGGAACGTGGGTTCATGAAGGTTTTGTCAAACATATGGGGAAAGACTTATGAGGAGGATAATAGTAGATATGATTTCAGGAATACCGATGATCCTGATGCTAATTCCCTTTATGCCAATGATCAGGCCATAGATAAGGCTTATCAAGATGGTCTTATAGGAGAGGACGAGGCATTTATGTTCAAGACCTATAATCATATGATCGCCAGATCTATGGAGAATGATATCAAGGCTGATGAGGGCGGTATCGTTGAGAATGTGCCTGATAATGAGGATATAATAAATCCTTCTGATGATAGAATCAATAATATAGCTATAAAGATATGGAACGGTAATGAGGATATCTTATCTCCTAGGGAGAGGCAGATATATGATAATAACAAGGATCGTATCAATGATCTTGTAAATGGGTTTGGCGATAATCCTATAGCTAGGCTTAATAAGATTAGGTCAATGATAGATAGGTTAAATACCAACGATAACGTCTTAAATAACATCAGGGATACTATTGATGATATCATAGATATGAACATTAATGGTCTTGATCAGGATCAGGTTAAGGAGGCTATACAGACTTACAATGATCTTATGAATGATATTGACAACGGGAATGAGGTTGATCAGGATAAACTTAATGAGGCTATTGATATTATCAATAACTATTCTGATGATCCTCTTCTTCAATTCGTGGAATGGATGAGGCTGTATGATAATGGGAGTATGGTTGTCAAGGATTACGATAAGTCTATACCTATGGGTGATGTTCTCACGGAGAGCGAACCCGGAACATCCACCGGCAGGACGGAGGCCAATGCCGCCCAGAATCCGGTAGTGTTGATGGCCCAGAAGAAAGAGATTGGCGGAGTCATGTATTATGAGGTAGGAGGAATGAGGCTTGATAGATTCATGGCGGGATCCGGGCTTAAGGCTCTTGTCACGCCCGGTGAATATGTTATGGATGATAAGGTGGTGATGGATTTCACTGACGGGACGAACATGTTCAGCGTTATCGAGTCTAAAAATCATTCAAGATGGATGATTAGCGAGGATGACGCTCAGGCTTTCGAGAACGCTACCGGTGTCATACTGGGGAGGCAGACCGCCTTATCGACCTCCAACTGGTTCATGGTGTATCGCAAGGGGCAGGATGGATCTGTTGTTCCTTATTATACAGGAGATGCATTTGGCTCTAATAATGAGTCGATAAATCAAGAAGCTGCGGCTAGTCTTCGTAAGAACGATATCGTGAGGTTCAAGGTAGATATGTTAGATCCTTATACCAAGGAATTGTATGATAAATACAATAGCCTTTATGCCGTTGATCCTAATTCTGACGAGACCAAGTCTGCCCGTAGTGATTTGGTTAATAATATGGTTATTAAGATCGTGGATGGTGACGGTAATTTTGTCTCGGTGCTTAAGGCCAATGATCCAGGCTCAAAAGGTAGTAACGCTGATTTAAGGAGTATGGCCTTTGAGTTGTATAGGGATAATGTGGGATCTGTCGCTGGCGAGATTGATATACCGTTCGTAGGCGCAGTCACCAGTGTTTTGCCGGGAAGACCTAATTTTAGCATAAGTGATGATAATGGCACGTTGATGGTCTCCGAAAATGACTTTACCAATGAGACGGTTGGTAAGGTCGAGAGCGTAGGATATATAGAGAACGGGGAGGTTACGATGAGAGATGATATTAAGTATAATATATTCCCGTTCTGTACGGCTATCGTCAGGGACAAGTATGGTGATTATAAAAATTCACGTATCCCGGTCGTAGCTATAAAGACAGGAAATGGAAGAAATTACCTGTACCCCGTAAGATTGAAAAATCAGGATACATCATCATTCTCATCTATGATCGGATCGATGGCTGACAGAATTATAGAGGGTCTAGGTGGTGGAGTAAGTATTGATGATATAATGGATCTTAACAACGCTATAGCCAGATCCGGGCTGGATAACAAGACATATATGATTCCGTTGGCGGGAGACGTGGATGTTATCAAGAAACGGCTAAAGGATGTCAAGGAAGCCGCTAGTAAGATGCCTATGACCGCTGATGTAAGAGGATGGATAGGCGATTCTAGGACCAAGGAGGATATTTTGATGAATGACGTTACGATCAATATCGATCTTAATAACGATCCTTTCATAGCCCCTAAGTTCAGGATGAGTATTAGGAGGGATGAGACGTTCTTCGAGGATACGGAGACCCCGTTCGTCAACCCGTCCGGTTCCGAATCGGAGTTCGCCTCGCCTACGAAGGCGGCCGAGGATAAGTCTTTGGTTTCCGACGGGAATGTCGTATCCGGAGAAAAAGAAGCCGATGATCCTTGCTAAATAAATTATCTTGATTTATCTTCGCGGTGTCAGTCCATCACCTGACGAGTAAGATATTTAAAAGTTGGTCCCTGTCGGGTGTGTGATGGCCCCGGTGGGGACTCTTTATATTATGCAGTTAGATAGTTTTTTACACCGTAAAATTATACAAGACCTGCGCATCCAGCGAGTGAAGGTCTTGATGATGTTATACACCAGTCATTATTTTGTCAATAACAGACAAAGGCAGTTGCTCGACCATACATACGCTTTAAGTAGAAGTCAGGCTTTCGATTATATGACGGAGTTCAATAAAAGACTTAGTGATAAGATAGGTATAGAATGTACGATGGATATTCTTCTGCCTACCGATGATGATAATGCTAATATCATAATCGAGTACAATGGCATCATTAAGAAGTTGATGAGGGAAGCCGAGAAGCTGGAACTTGACACTGACGCTATTAAGAATATGATGCGCGATCTACTTAATGAGTTGAAAGATGATGTTGATCTTAATATCTTGATATTTGACGTAACCCAGTTACTTATAAAATACAATCTATTTAGGTTGGATGCCATAACCGAGCAGGAGTTCAAGGACTCTTTCGTCAGGATGGATAGTAGGAATATGAAGATAAAGAAATTAACTTTATCTGATATCAAGAAGGTGGTGATGATGATGGAGGATAGATACAGTTATATTTCGTCTATATGATAGATAAATATAACTGATTACATTTTTTGTAAAAATATCTCCTGTTTGTTTGTAGTTTCAAAATAAGGTCTTATATTTGCGGTGTCCATCCGTTATTGGGCCATAAGAAGATATTAACTCGCCTAAGCGTAGGCGATAGATGAGGGTCATTGGTGGAATAACGGACGCCAATGGCTCTCGTTGTTTTTATATCATGAGTGAATTATCTGAGATTTTTAGTTACAATGGTAATGATGTAACTTTTAAAACGGTTGATGATGTAACCTATGTTAATGCCACGGAGATGGCTAAATACTTTAATAGGAGAACAAACGACTATTTATCGTTAGTATCTACTAATGAGTTAGTTAAGGCAATTACCAGAAAAACTGGTAAATCTGAAAATCAGTTAGTTATAAAGAAGACTGGAATGCCGGTTTTTGGAGGTGGGGTATGGTTGCATGAGGATATAGCTATAGATTTTGCCCAGTGGCTTAGTGTAGATTTTAAGCTGTGGTGTACAGATAAAATAAAGGAACTTTTATTGAAAGGGCATACATCAATAAATAGGAATAACTCTGATATAAGCAGAAACGATCTTCCATCTGATTATATAGAGGCATTAGAGGCGTTACTTAAATCTGAAAAGGAGAAAAAGGCATTAGCTGAGGCGAAGAAAGCGGCAGAGGAAGCCAAAAGGATATCTGATAATATTATCAAAGAACAGGCTCCTATGGTTGAGTTTGCCAAGACAGCCGAGATAGCTCAAGAGACGGATATGTTGATCAGAGAGGTTCGGGAAAAGCTAGAGGCTCATGGGTATGATATAGCGGAGAAGAATCTTAGGATATTGCTTGAGGATAATAAGTTTTTCGCCAAAACCGGTAAGAGATGGTTGCTTTCCCAAAGGATGATAGATCGTGGTTACGCTCGTTACAGGTATCGTGATGACGATGAGTTCTATGGGACTAACACCGTCTATGTGACTCCTAAGGGATTCCAGTGGATCGTGTCTAAGATATCCAGGGAATGGATGCCTAGGTTCTTGGAGTTGAAAGGTAGGGTTCTCAGTAGATCGGATAAAAATATTTTTGCTAAACAATAAGTTTCGTTTTTATAGTTTTAGGATTGAGTTTTTTGTTTGTCCGTGAGGATCGGCAAAATGATTTGTACTTTTCAGTAGAAACATAGGTTTGTTATTATTGTTATTTGGCTCCCGTCCGCTCGTGAGAGTAGGCGGGATTTTGTTTATCTTTGTGTCAAAACGATTTAGTAATGGGAAGATCTTGTTATGTTATAAAAAATAAGGAGGGTGGGGTAGATAATGTCCTTGCCCCTAACAACCAACCATCCGGATTATACCAAAGGGCGATGGAGGTGCTTGGCGACCAGAAGCAGGCCTTATCGGTCTGGGGTACGGCCTACTCCCCCGACTTCGTGTCTTTCTTTGGCGATTGGATGTCCATGCCATCGGAATACGACTTAGATAGCAATGGGGAACCTAGGTATGATGATGTCATGTCCTTTATCAAGCGGAAGAACTATTTCGCTGGCAATTTCATGGCCGATGAGGTTAAGGATATCAATAACACCCTTACTTCCTTGGGAGTCGATAATATCAATGATCTTAATGATATGATTGTATCCAATTTCCTTTCCGGCGGTGATATATTCCTCAATAGGTACAATCTTGAGAGGTCCGGGATGTATGACGCCGATGAGATCGATAATATCATGACCAACAGATCGGCGTATGAGCAGGTAAGGGATATGATGAGGAGGATTGTCGATTTTATGTCTGAGGGGGATCTCAATGAGAAGGATACATATTTCTTGTCCTCCGAGTCAGGCCTTGGTGATGATTATATGATATATGAGGATACATATGACTCGTTAGGGAAGAGAAGGGGCTTGAATCCAATAGAGGTAAGGGATACGATCATGAGGGCGGCAGGCGGTATCAGCGACCGCCGGGAGTTCGATCAGGCTTTCGCCTCCATCCCATACCCTTCCTTGGCACTCCGGTATCAGGAGGATCAGGATTACGCCGATCGGATGTATGACATGTATCGTAATATGACCCGTATGGAGGTTCGGAGTCAGGACGGAAATACGATTACCGACTCACACTATTACAATACCACACCATATATCAGTATGCCTAAGGACATGAAAGGTCTAAGGGATAAGGTTGGGGAAATGATCAATATGGACGATTTTAAGGACATCAAGGACGTTTCCGGACGTCTGTATGATATAGCTATGGATCTTGCCGACATGGGCGTGGATATAAGCGAGGCGATCAGCGATGAGATGGTTATATCCAGACCGGAGGATATCCGTGATCTTATGGCGTCGCTGGATGTCATGTTATCTTCCATACAGGCAGGCAATTCGGTATACGATAGCTTTATCTCCGATCTTGATAGGATAACAGGAAAAGGGAATCCGATATACGAGGTTCAGGATACTTATTCTACCAGTGATAGGATGGTGTATGTAAGGTCCGGGAAAACATCTCCTTCCGATATGTATGACATGAACATGTTGTATGTAGGTAGAAATACATACCATAACACGACCCCGATAACCGACACCGATCAGGCCTATGAGATGTTGGCCGATATCGGGATAGAGCGGCCCTCGTACTTGCCGGCTGGCGTGGTTCCTGCCGGGGCTTCTCGATCCGATATTGACGTGATCAAGGATAACATAAAGAAGCTAGTTATGTCCAACATCTCATCCTCGAATACTGAGAACATGATCCTTACCAGATTGATATACCAGCATCCCGTAACCCCTAAGATGGATGATGTCGATATTGATCGGGAGTTCAGGAGATACGAGGCTAGGCAGGGAAAGGATCGGGATTTTATCAAATCCTGTACATCGTTGAGGAAGATCCAGATCAAGGAAAGGTTAAAAAAATCGGATTTATATAATAATGTCTTACGTTTCCTTGATTTTAATGGATTTTATAATGTATCTTTGAATCACCATGACAGAGGTACGTTAAAAAACATAGAGATGTCGTTGCCGGATGGTCAGGTAAGAGATCTGTTGTTTGATGTGGCTATTGAGTCTAGTGACAGCAGCATGAGAAACCTTTTCTATCTGGATAGACAGGACAGGATGATGGATGTCGGTTTTTATCGATATCTATACCAAAGGAATCCGGGTCTGCTCCGGGAGGTCAACGGCGGCGTCGAGGCGAGACCGGACGGTTCGTTCTTGGCTCGTGGGAGGTATGATGATTTCGTGTCATTCCAATCCGGCTTATATGAGAAGGTAGGTGAGACGGTTGATGGTGCGATATACAGGTTCGTTGATGATCTTATATACTCCGACCCATCATCATATCAAGAAAACATGGTACGAAGGATGGGTGACGTTACGGTAAGGAGTGACGATAACCGTCTATCAAGGATAGAGGATAATCCCTCATCCAGTAAGATAGTTAATGAATACACTGCTAATACAAATAAATTAATGCGAGTTTTTTCGTGTAGCTAATCTCTCTTTGGCGTCGTGAGACGTATTGAAACATTGAATTTTTTGACATACTCCCATTACTGAAGTGAATGGGATTCTTGGATAATAACGTACGGGACCTCAGTCTTGCGACCGTTGGATTTATCCATACTCTCCAATTCGGAAATGCCCTTCCGAAGAATATTTTGAGAAGCTAAAAGATCTCTTTCATTTTTGGAACCGCACGCTGGACATTCCCAGCTGCGTTCCTTAAGTGAAATGTCTTTATAGATATAACCACATTTACAAACCTTTGAGCTGGGATACCATTTATCGATTTGATGTACGGTAACACCATATTTTGACGCTACGTATTTCAATTTATCAATAAACATTGAATGACTAAGATCAGACACCTTCTTACCCCATAGATGTTTCATGGCTTCTATATTAAGAGTTTCTAAGAAAATAAAATCATATTGTTTACACAACTGATGTGCTAACTTCCATTGAAAATCAGAACGTAGATTTTTTATTCTCCTGTAAGCTTGTTGAAGTTCAAATGATCTTCTCTTTCTATTATTCGATCCCTTCCTAGCATTTGAAAGTTTACGATTGCATTTCTTTATTTTCTTCTGATGTCTATTGAAAAAACAAAGGAGACTGAATAGATTTTCCGTCACTTAACGTCATGTAGGTTTTCAATCCAAAATCAATACCTATGGATGCACCATTACGTGACTTTTCATAGGTCTTATTCGATTTCGAGTCTGTTACGATGACAATGGAATATCTATTACATGTTTCCCTTAAAACTCTGACCTGTTTTACATTCCCATCGTAAGGACGAGAATATGAGAATTTGAAACGTTTGCTTATTTTGTTGATTGTAAACGTATTTCCATTTAATTTAAATCCATCCTGTTTGAAAACGAAGGAGTTAAATTTATTAGCTCTTTTAAACTTAGGAGGTCTTTTGCATAGCTTTTTGAAGAACCTTTTATAAGAATCATCTAATCGTTCAAGGATTTCCTGAACAGTTTGAGCACCTAATAAAGTTCTTCTTATCCGTTTTGCAAAATGTTTCTTTAATTTACCTATCGAAATGTATTTACCAAATCTTTTGTAATAACGTTTTTGCAAATTCAGAGCATGATTCCATACAAACACACATTCCCTAAGCATTTTATCTAAATGCTTGGTATTCTTTGATTTGTATATGTTGTATTTATATGAAATCATGATTTTTGTAATTATTTTTACCACAAAAGTAATAATAAACCATTCATCTGCCTAATAAATTGAGTGGTTCTCTGATTATTTTTTTTTATAGATTTGCATGAATCCGGGCCGTAGCGATACGTCCCGGATTTTTTGTCTTGTACCGGTTCTTATTAATACCAACTGCATGACATGATGTGCCTTGATGATGACATATATCACGATCCTAGGATTATTAATTTTTGAACTTTGTAACGCCCGCCATCAGGTGGGGTTATTATTAATTCAAAAATAAATAGACATGGGTACAAGTGGAGACAAAATCGTGCTGTTAGACGGCATGGGTTCCGGGAGCGGTAGCGCCGCTAATGGTTTATTATCTATGATTCCGGGTATGTTTACCAGCCTTTTGGGTGGTAATAAGATGGATCCGAATTTAGTCGCTGCGTTGATGAACGGTCGTAACAACCAAGACCAGTTCGGAGGGGCTAACGGCTGGTGGTTGTGGATCATCGTCCTATTCTGGTTATGGGGCGGACGTGGTTTCGGAAATGGTTTTGGTGGTAATGGAAATGATTGTTGCGCTAACGGTCTTCCGGCTCAATTGAACAACGACTATGGCCGTGAGCTATTGATGCAGGCTATCCAAGGTAACAGAAGCGCTATTGATCAGATTTCTAACGCCCTTAACTGTTCTACCTCTCAATTACAAAACGCTATCTGTAACGTACAAGGCGCTATTGATAAGGTGGCTGGTCAGGTAGGTATGACTTCTCAGGCCGTTATTAACGCCGTACAGCAACAAGGATGTGAGATCGGTAACCAAATCAGCTCTTGCTGCTGCAACTTACAAAGCGCTATGGCTAGCGGATTCAATAACGTTCAACATTCGTTGGATACGATGGGTTGCAATATTCAGAACTCTATTACACGTCAAGGATATGAGAACCAATTGGCTATTACCGGTCAAACTAATGTATTACAGAACAATTTGACGAACGGGTTCAATAATATCATCCAGTCAGCTAATTCCAACACCAATGTATTGGCGGCTAAGATTGACGCTCAGACCCAGATTATCAATGACAAGTTCTGTCAACTTGAGATGCGTGAGATGCAGAATACTATCCAACAGCTTCGTGAGGAGAAACAGGCTTTGGCTACTTCCGCCATCACCCAACAACAGACACAGAACATCGTTAGTCAGTTAGCTCCAAAGGCACCGATTCCGGCTTACGTCGTACAGAATCCGGGTTGTTGCTATACTCCTACCGTAAGGGTAGCTAACGAATGTGGATGCGCTTGCGGCACTACTAATGCCGTATTATAAGGAAGGGGGACAATATGGCTGATTTCAGAGGATATATGATCGGTTCATTCGCCTCCTCCCGTCTTGACAGGGGAGGCATCCCGGTAGTAGCCACTACTGGAAAGGTATCTGACGCTTCTGCGGCCGAACCTACGGTTGATTTTGGCATCAATCCGTGTCAGTGGAACTCACTACCTCCGGAAGGAATATTGTTATGGAAAGTCCGTCATCCGGTGACGGAGACAGAGGCTAGTTATCCCGCCACGATCGTTCTTCCGTCTGGCTTATCCACCACCACTCCTGTTACGGTATCCAACGCCGGGGTTATCGTTAACAAGACACCTATAGTGGATAAGGTTGGGGCACATATGACAGGACAGGATATTACGACTCCCGTGGCTTCTGGTGATCCTATAGTAGGAGCCTACACCGAGCATCTTGTGTATTATAACAAATGCACCGGGGTATTTAGGATGTTAGGTCATACGGCTACGGCCCCTAGCGCATGAATTTACTAAGAAAGAACAGGGAGGGTAACCTCCCTCCCATTTAAAAAGATCGTTATTATGTTTAAGGATTTAAAGAAAGGATATCAGGTTTATACGTTGGACACCTCAGGGGTTCCTAAATTCTTTATGGGTACGGTGGTTAACGTCTCGGAGCCTAGGTTCGCCCAGTCCCAGTTAGGTCAGTATCAGCAGTTGCAAGATCGGGTTATGGATCTTACTATAGAGGTGGACGGGAAGTCCATGACATACGTAGTTCCAGAGAATCAGAACGTGGCTATGGCCAACGGCATTACGCTAGCCTGCTCCGTGGATCCGATAATGAACCACCTGAACGCCATGAAACGAACCAGTACGGATATCGTGAATAGCGTGGATAAGAATAAGGAGATCATAGAGGCATGCGACAGTATCTTGGAAGATATCAATCCCACTTTTAAGCAGACTAAGGATCAAGACCGAAAGATTAAGAATCTTGAGGAGAAGGTCGATAGGATGGGGTCTTCTTTCGATGAGTTAAAAGAGTTGTTAATTAAAAAATTAGGTTAATATGAGAGTTATAGATTTAGGCAATGGCCAAGAGGAATATGATGATGAGATCTATGATCGAAGAGGCGGTAGAGGACGCTCCCGTCGTTCTGACGGCACGTACATGGGTTATGATGGCGGGGTATATGACCATTATGGCAAGGATCGTGACGGGATGATGGAGGAGCTGGAGCGTCGTGAGCGTAATCTTGAGAGACGTGAGAGGGAGCTGGAACGTAACGAGCGGGAGCTTGAGAAACGTCAAAGACATCATGAGCGGGAGGATGAGATGTATCGTAAGGGATGGTTTGGTGAGCGCGACATCCGTGATGAGTACGATAGCATGGATCCTTACATGCGTAGAGGTCGTAGAAGTCGTTACTACTGAGGAGCAGACGCTGATGACCCGGATTATAAGCGGTACATAGACACCCATGGATATCACTTTTCCAAGGAGTTGGCTAGGGAAGCCGCCGACAAGATGCTTAACGCTGACGGATCCAAGAGAAGATGGACGATGGAGGATGCTAAGCAGATGTTCGATAAATGCGGGGCCAAGAAACCTGATAACGCCACTTGGGGAGATGTCCAATATCTGTTTGCTATGTTTTATAGCGACTACTTTCCTAAGGTACTGGATTGCGACCAGAAAATAGTCAAGGCTGTATTGGCTTATCTGGAAGACCCTGACGCTCCGGAAGGGACGGCGTTCGTAAGGTATCTGGCGGTGCGGTGCTTCGTCGGTGACACAATCAAATGGAGTGAGATGATATGATTTGATACAACGTTGGAAGAACCCTGTCGGCGATAGAATACCGATGGGGTTTCTTTTTGCCCGTAACTTTATTATGATTACATTTGTTCGAGGTAGATCTTTTGTTCATAGGCAGGGCGGGCGGGAATGAAAAAAGGATATCCTCACGGACACCCTTTCCCCTTGGTTGAAAATTACCTAAAACCTTATGAATTACTATTCTTTCGCAAATATAATTATTAAATAGCAAACAGCAATGGGTAAGGGGTATTACTGGATAGAGCCTGTGGATCGGACGTTAAACGATTTCCAGTTTTATAAAGCACATATCGTGGGTGATCCTGAATATGACGAGAAGCATCATCGTGTTATATTAAGGATGGATAAGTACTTCCCTGTAGGGAGTATCTTCCATGTCTTGAAAGACTCGGAGATGTTCGTTATAGAGAGGAAATTCAAGACATGGGGGAATAAGTATGTCATTAAGCCTTGCGAGGGTGAATGGGAATGGGGGTCTGTCCAGAAGCTGAGAGACAAGACTATTATATTCCGTAGCGGATTCCTGCATGGGGACGGTAGCTTCTAACACTACCCGTATCTCCCCCCCCCCTATATTTCTTGGTGTGTATGTATATAGCTATATTTGAGCAAAAATAATTATGATATGGAAGATTTTCAAGGTAAATATAATGGCAAGCAGATAGAGCAGCTTTTGGATAAGGCTAATGATATTGATCTTTCCAAATACGCTCTTAAGACGGATAACGCCCCTACCGCCACAAAATTACAGGCAGCTAGGACCATAGCGCTGTCCGGTGCCGTGACCGGTAGCGTATCCTCCGACTTCGGGAGTAATATTCCTATCTCCACGACATTGGCGAACTTTGACGCCTCTAAGATCACGTCCGGTACTATCGATATAGATAGGTTGCCTAAGGCGGCCTTAGAGAGAATGGTCGTGGTGGCTGACGATACGGCAAGGTTTAAGCTTACTACAGCCACGGCTCAGGTTGGGGACACGGTTAAGGTGACGGCCACGAATAAGATGTATCTGGTCAAGGATGATAGTAAGTTGAATACTGAGGCCGGTTACGAGCCTTATACGGCAAGTTCGGCGTCATCTGTGCCATGGTCTGGAGTGACCGGCAAACCTAGCACCTTCGCTCCACCTACGGCGGCGGCCTCCACCTTAGGTGGCGTAAAGGTAGGATACACGACTTCTGGCAAGAACTATAAGTTACAGGTTGACGCTTCTGGTAACGCTTTTGTTAATGTCCCATGGACAGATAATAATACGACCTATAATCAGGCCACGGCTGATACTTTAGGATTGGTTAAGATCGGTTATTCCTCTAGTGGGAAGAACTACGCCGTATCCTTGGACTCTAATGGGAAGATGTATGTGAATGTCCCTTGGACTGATAATAACACGACTTATGCTCAAGCCACGAGCGATAATCTAGGTCTTGTTAAGATTGGATACTCTGCCAATGGCAAGAACTATCCCGTTGCTCTTGACGGTAGTGGTAAGATGTACGTGAACGTCCCGTGGACGGATACCAACACCACATATTCCAATATGGGGGCGGCAACCTCCTCTACTGCGGGAAAGGCCGGTTTGGTTCCCGCCCCAGCCGCAGGTAAACAAGCCTCTTTTTTACGTGGTGATGGCACGTGGGTTGTCCCTACTAATACTACATACGCCAAGGCCAATACATCGACCCTTGGGCTGGTAATGATTGGATATGCGGAGAATGGCAAGAATTATCCGGTAGAACTGGACGGTAGCGGAAAGATGTATGTCAATGTGCCTTGGACAGACACTAATACGACGTATGGTGTTGTAGGAGCTAATGGGTCTACAGGTCTGGTAAAGAACGGGAGTACGGTAACCAGCGCTTCTGGCTATACCGCCTGTCCTATTGTCAGTGGTGTCCCTTATTATAAAGACACTAATACCACTTACGCCAATATGAAGGCAGCTACGGCTTCAGCGGCTGGTGCTGCGGGATTGGTACCGGCCCCCGCTGCGGGCAAACAGACGTCTTTTCTTCGTGGTGACGGAACATGGGTCGTACCTACCAATACCACATACGGATTGGCCTCTACTACAGCTAACGGCTTGTTGAGACAGCTTAATGGTAGTACATCCAGTTTCATGCGTGGAGATGGCACTTGGGCTACACCTCCTAACACGACATACGCCGTAGCCAACGAGTCTACTAACGGGTTGATGGCGGCGGCTGATAAGAAGACCGTGAATAGGCTTATAGGAGTTAATACGGTCACGACATTAGCCAACCTGCCTATTAGCAAGAGAAGTATCACGGCTACGTTATCAGCCGCTACCGCCCTATCCGTGGCTTCAGACATGCAGATAGGAGAGGAGCTGATGATCAGGTGCGTCCCGTCGGCAGTGTTTACACAGGCTATACCAAACTCTGGAGCTTATGTAAGCATGAGTGGTACTTCTATAACCACTACGGCTAACAAGCCTTTCGAGATAAATATCTGGTGCTACGCTTCAGGCAAGTATAGCATCGCCGTTAAAGAACAAGATTAAAGAATAGATTATGGCATATACATATATAAACAGGGAAATATATCCCAATATGTTGGTTTTAGACGAACCTCTTGATGATAATTACGCTAAGGGTAATAGCTATGATGATTATATTAATGGCAATCCTGCCCCATGGATAGAGCTGGGAGAGGAGCAATTGGCGTTCAAGGAAGCTAATCCTAAAGCCACGGTTAAGGAGATCATTGAGGCTAGATTAGATGAGTCAAGGGTTCTTAACGAGGAGAAATCGGCTAAATACGAGGAGCTGAGATCTTATGAGACTGAAAATCTCCATGAGTTTTTCTTGGATGATCAAAATATTTATATCCCTGAATATGGCAGACGTAACGCTTTGGCTGATGGGGCTATAGTTGGTAAGATAACGATTATGGGTCTGGAGTTTGATATAACCGAAGGCAAGATCCTGATCGGGATGATGGATAAGTACGATAACGATCTGACAACGGCGTTAGGGGACAAGCAAAAGCAGATCAGTATAGCCACTACCGTAGAACAGGTGAAGGCTGTCGATGTTCAGTCCGGTTATCCTGATAAGGTAAGTGTTACCACGGCGTACATCCAGCAACAGGCGGAGGAGAAGGACGCTTCTGATCCTCAAAAAGTAGCTGTCAGGTTCTTTAGGATGGTAGTTAATAATAAGACCATATCTTTATCTTCTAACGAGAAATTGGATGTTAAAGTCCTATTCCCTATATGGGGACAAGAAGGAGCGGATTTCGGGCTATCCGTGGATACAGGATTTTGTCTTAGGGTAGTTAAGGAGGATACGGATATCCTTTACGAGGTTATCCAGCCACATACATTATCGTCGGAATGGGAGCCTGGACTCAATACGGCCTCCTTATATAAGGTTGTTGACAAGGAGCACGCCGGGACTATAGGTGATCCTATCCCGTATTTCCCTCCAATGGAGATATTCAAGGATAAATATTACATCCAGAACGCTGATGTGTATAAGTGTACTAGGGATAGCGGGACTCCTCTTAGTCATAATCTAAAGGACTTGGTTGGGTTGTATGTTGAGGTTGTACAGGGCTAGTCGTATCTACCTCCCCCCTATATTTGACGTGTAATTAAATATAGATTATTTTTGGCATAATAAAAAGACATTTTTTTAAATCATTTGAATATGGCATCACAAAAATTTGGTTTCGTAACCGTCAACCCGGTATCAGGATCAGGAGATCAGGCGGTTAATTTCTCCGGTGATAAACACACCGGTCGTATTCAACGCACTATCAACCTTACGGTCACCACGAACGGCGGGGCTAAGAAGGCGTTGGTAGTTAATCAGGCAGCGGCTGCTGAGGTGGTAAGATCAGACAACCCTAACGCTTCCGTACAAAAGACAGGTGGTAATGTTACCATCACCGGTAAGTCTAACAGTACTAAGCTTACGTTCGCGGTCACGTCGGCTGAGGAGAACGGGCTTACGTTACAACTCCCTGCTAACTACACGGCGGCTGGAAAGACTACGGCTAACGGAGCGGTTATCGCCGACGATCCCGGAGCCGCTGGCGAGTTCGTTTGGAGCATCACGATCTCGAACGTACCGGCCAACGCCACGATCGATGAACTGACGGCTACATTGAAAGTAACCGCCGCTGGTGGCCAGACAGCCAACGTGACGGTAACTCAAGCCTCTGGAGACTCTACTATCGAGCTTGACAAGGAGACTATTAACTTGGATGTAAATGGTACTCAACAGACGGTTAACGTAACATCTAACGACAACTGGACTTGGGCGCAAGCAGCCGCCAGAACCGTATTGAGAATGATGGGACGATAATCAGTTTCTTTTCGCTTACTCAGACCCCGATCGACTAAAGCCGGTTGGGGTTTATTTGTTTTGCTATCTTTGCAATAGAACAAAAATAATACAACTATGGCTAATGATTTGAATATTAATTGGAAGGACGGGGTAGGCGAGGTAACGGACCAGCCTTTGACCGTAAGCCCGGGGTCCGGGACCGGTAACGCCCCTGTTTCCTTTGGCTCGGTGATGAACAAAGGTCTTGACCGGACTCTTGAGTTGGAGATAACAACCCCTAAAGGCGTTAAGAAGACACTTACGGTGAATCAGGAGGGATGCCGGCAGGCTTATATTACGAGTGACGGCAAACGATGGCTGACTAGCGACAATCGGGTGTATGGGGTTTTGAAAAGCGATGCTCCATGCGAATGCACGGGTGATTGCCCTTGATATTTTGTTTTTACGAATTTTGTAATTACATTTGTGGCGCATGTCCATCACCATGCTTTTCATCGCTAATTTATTATAAAGGGATATAGGTCTGTGATGGGATCGGTATCCCTCTATTTTTAATATGGAGAAGATAGATGTTTTCGATGTTCAGATTCCTGATGGGAGACAAATCCGTTGTATATCGTATAATAAGGTTACTTATTTTGATCTTGATGATATATGTAAGTTATGTTTCAGTTCATATGATTTACATGATGTGGCTGACACTAAAGTTATGAGCGAGTTCCTACACCGTGAGGGTGGTCGTTATTGGACTACGATAGATGGCGTAAGGCAGTTGTATCGTAGGATTGAGTGTAAGATGTGTTTTGAGGTTATAGAAAAGTTAAGAGTATTATGAGAGAGCAGAAATTTGATTTCGTGATATATCCGTTGGATTTGATTATCACGGTTGGATTAGATTATAAGACGTTGTGTGATCGTTTCGAGAATATGGAACCTGAGCATAATGGGGAATGGGGAAATAAGGAGGATATGGACAAGGAAGCGTCTTTTGTGAATTTGGTAAAGGATAGGGACGATGATGATAAATTCGCCATACTTTGGAATTTTTCAAGCGACGATGATATAATGATGAGAAATATATGTCATGAGTCGTTCCATATAGCCATGAGCGTGTGTCAGTTCTGTAATATGTCGCTTGGATTTAAGGTCGGGGAGGATGAACATGCGGCGTATATAGCCGGCTTCGCTGGTGATTGTGTTAGCGAGTTCATCAATAGCAAGAATACGGATTAAGTAATAAATTCTATAAGGAATATAAGAATATCAGCCTCCGCTTATTTGTGGGGGCTTTTTGTTTATCTTTGTCAAAAACATGAAGTTATGTCAAGTTGCGTAATTAAAAGGAATAAGGAGGGTAAGATAACCCGTGTCTTGACCCCTTCCGGAGAGGTATCTACCTTATTCGATAAGATAGCGGGCATAGCCGCCGTAAGTGACCTTAATAAGGCCGCTGAAGCTTATATGACTATTTATAACGATAAGTTCAGGTCTAAGTTCGGAGACTGGACGAGATCCGTGCCAAGGAATAAGGAGGCGGCCAGATCCATAAGCGCCAGACTTAGCGCCAGCGAGTGGGGGCAACTTATGTCAGCCAAGGTCTTGTCCGCCATAAGCGATATGGATGCCCCGGCGTTGGCCAGAAGCCTTGGGAATAGCGACAATGTCGTGGCTTATCTTACCTCCGGAGAGGTAGGTGATGTCAATGATATGGCTGTGGTAGATACGTCCACGGTACAGGAGGTGGATCTGGATTCCATAAACGAGGATAATATTGGCGATACGATACTGAAAGAGGCGTCATGGGATGATATAAGGGCTATCAGGGAGAATATAGATATTAAGGAAACAGCCCGTATGTTATGGAAGGCCGTGGAAAGCGCTTTTACCGGGCAGCGGCCTAATATTAGGGTGAAGGGCGGAAGTATAGATGGGGAGATCATATTTTCTGGCAATGTCTTGCCTTTAAATGATATCGAGAATTATACGCCTCCATCTTCAAGATTGGTATATGATTCCGGTGAGCCTCGCCTGTTCTTTAGATCGGATGATGGCAAGGTATATGATACTTACGCCAACGCCATAAAAGGCTCGTCCGGCGGGCGGGTCGAGGCCGGGTTCTTGGCCGGCAGTGTCGAGGAGAGCGACGTCCCGTCCGGTACGGCTGACATCTCCTTTGGCTCTTCCTCCATAACCCTTAATAACAGTAAGTCATTCATCCCGGTTCTTGGTATTAGCTCAAACTCAGATATAAGTACTCGTGGAGGGTTTATTAATTACCTTATCAAGAAAGGTATGTTGAGTGGGGAACGTATAAGGCTAGGGGATAGATATTATCTTACTGGGGCCGGCAATTCTGATGGTCTTAAGATCTATAACGCTATGGATGCCTTCTCTAGCCTTAGAAATAGATTTGGAAGTCAGTCCTCCGAAATGAACGTATTGGGTTCTATAGGTTTTGATACGGAGGTAAGTAATGATCTTGATCTTATTACTACGTCCGGAGAGAAGGTTACGGTAAGCAGATCGGAGATCAAGGGTATGCTAAGGCAAGGTAAGTTTGAGGAGCTTAATAACAAGTATGATGGATTCATGGAACTAGCCTTGTCGTTGATGATGGAGGATAACGCTTTGTACGGAAGCAATGTCCGTGGGGTTATCGAGAACGAGAAGGCGGAGGATCTCCAGAATAGGACTGATATCACCAATATCTTATCCACGTTAGGTATCCGTGTGATGGGTATGTCTGAGTATATGGATAAGTATAAGATGCGTAATGGCGTGGATCCTTCGGCTAGGGCGTTATCTGACATGGCCAATGGGGTTATCGCCTTGGCTGAGGGGGCTACGGTAGAGGATCTCAATGAGGAGGTGGCTCACTTCTTGATCGATACTTATCGTAACCAGCAGGAGATTGACGAGATACTTGATTCTGTCGAGGGAACTTCATTATGGAACCAATTCGCTGGTCGTTATTATGAGGTATATGGGAAGGAGTACCAAGGAGAGGAGCTGGATCGGATGGTGAAGCGGGAGATCCTAGGTAAGACGTTGGCCCAGCGGTTCGTGCCGGGCATGGAACAGGCGGTAGAGGATCTGACCTCGTCCGAGGACGCCCAGCTCTCATTGTTTGGCAGGATGGTACGAGCTATACGTAATTTCTTCTCCAGCCAAAGATCGGATTTAAATAAGGTACTTGACAGGATAAAGGAGTCGGCGTTAGCTGATGATCCAAGCGCCTTTGACGTGCTTCTGCTAAAGGATAGCGATCATCTCATGTACTCGTTATCGGACGTTGACGTGGCTAATAAGTTGATCAAGAACGGTAGGTCATTGGAAAGGCTATACACCAGATTGCAGAGGATGAGATCAAGCCAAAGCCAGAGGATCGGTGAGAGTATCTCCCTTCTACGTGATATAGGCGAGAAGGTAAGACAAGTCGGGGGTGAGCTAAATAAGAATAACAACCTATTATCCACCAAGAGCGTCATAGCGACCGCCAAGGCTGAGGTGGAGTATTTGGTCACTGTCGCCAGTAGCCTACGTAAGAGCGGAAAAGGATTGGATTATGAGACGATACAGGTTATCGATAACGTATATGGGGAGATAGTTCCTCTGATCAGGAACCTTCGTGGATTCGTCAATAATCAGGCGGCGGATTATTATGGCGTCAATAAGGTTGGTATGGTAGAGGATATGGATGATATATTACGTATGGCTGAGACATCCATGTCCGATATAAACGCCCTTCGAAGTGATCGTAATGAGGACTGGCTGGATGGACAGCTTCGGATGTTTAATATCCCGGAAAGATATTGGAATGGGATAAAGAAGTTGATAAATAACATCCATAAGGATATCAATGTCATGTCCCGGTTTTTCGGGACGTTAGAACATAGCGGGAACGCTATCTTAGGCATGTTAGGGCAACGTCTTGCCAAGGCTTATAACGATGCTCATGTTGAGGGCGTGGCTAATATCAATAAGATGACCAAGATGATGAAAGAGCGTGGATGGGGGATAAAGGATAATGAGGATCTTATACAGAAGATAAACGGTAAGAACTCTGATTACCTTGACTCGTCCCGTGATTTCGCCAAATACGATTTACTGTACCGGACAGAGCAGGCGAAAGCTATTATTGATATATATGATCTTAAAAAGGTTACGGGTAAGACCGAGAAGCAACTTATCGACACACTTTTATCTGATAAGGGGCTTAAGGTCAAGACTCGTGATGATATCGTAGGGTATGATGGGGATAAGCCTATTACAAAGGAGATCAATCATATATTCAAGCCAAGTATCCAGAATTTCGATATCTCAGCCATGACATTCGAGGATCAGCAACGATATCTCGATGCGATAAATAGGTGGTTGGATGAGAATCGTGAGAAACCTATGGTGCAGGCTTATTACGATAAGATCGAGAAAGTCAATAAGAAGGTCGAGGAAAGACTGGGCCGTAGGGTATTACAAGCTACGTCCGATTTCATGACCCGTATCCGTAGAAGCCGGTATGTTGCTATGGATAAGTTCATTAAGAACAAGAAGGTTGATTGGGCCGCTTTCCAATCTGACCCTATAGCTTGGAGATCTTATCTGGATATCCTTCGTGACAGGGCTATAGCCAAGAGCGAGTGGTATTCTGACGGGACGCCAAAGGAAGAGGGGTCCGAGGCGTTGATGATGTCAGAGGAGATCAAGGCTTGGGATGAGGCATGGGCCGAGGAGTTCGGGAATACCAACGAGGGTCGCAAGGCTTCCGCCGAGTTTAAGGAGATACTGCGTGGGATAGAGCGATCCGAGGGTGGAAAGGCGGCGTTCGAGTTCCTGCTAGCTGGCGGTCATCTTGGTTTCTCTAAGGATATGTGGGGATCCGAGGAGGGTGATTATTACGAGAATCTGGTTGATAAGATCACGGAGCAATCTGCATCATCATCAAGGATAGAGAAGGTAGAGGAGGCGATGGCAACAATAAATGAGATCAACGATCAGTTAAGACCTTTGCTTATCCAGTACCGGGATAGCACGAGATACGGGGAATATGATTTCGATAGGTTGCGTGGATCCGCCTCGTTAAGGAAAATAAACGAGCTATATGACCGTCTGGCCGAGGCTAAGAGCGTTATTAACGCCGCCGCTTCCGCTGAGGATATTGAGATGGATATGCCCGATACGGTGGAGAGTGGCGTTACAGATTCCTACCGTAACGCGCTAAGAGACGCCATGGCATACGACAAGGGTATGGATGAGATTAAATTCGCCAAGGAACATATGTCTGCCCGCTCCCGGAGTCAGGTGGATAGGATGGCCGCTAAGCTATCTAGGAAGAACCAGTCATGGACGACCGTGGAGGTATCGTTTTTGAGAAGGAAATACGGTCCTGATTTCAGTGATAAGCTGGCTAATGATATAGCTATGGGTAAGGCTAATAGTATACTTATTGAGTATGCCAGAACCCGGCTATATCCTTATATGAGAAAATACTCTCCCAAGGGATATTCTGATTTCGTTAGGAAGATAAATAACGGTACGTATAAGGTATCCGAGTTCTTTGATGCGATGGAAAATGGTATATCCAAGGAAGAGAGCGTATCCCGTTTCGGGTTCGATATTAATATGATCGATTTGTCGATCAATAACCAGTGGCTAGAAGAGGCTGATTTCGAGAGTTCCTTCCGGAATCCTAATTATAATCCCGATCTAGGTTATGGATATCATACGCCTAGATTTGATAAGTACAAAAACGAGGCTTTTTTCAAAAAATACGGTATTACCAAGGAAGGAGAGGAAGCCACAATCAACAAGGATAAGTGGGAGATGAGGAAGGAGCTGCTTAACATAAGCCGTAAGGCTATGGAGGATTATGACGAGCGGTTCAGGAACATCTACCAGATACCACAAATATCCAAGGGCGGCGTGGAGAGGATGGTGCAGGCCGGGGTTGACCCGAAGGCGGCCATCGGCAACGCCGTGCGTGATATTGTTGGCGAGAGGGTGGATGACCCTATACACGGTCAAGGGCAAGACCTAGGAGAGCTTGATGAGAACGATAACAAATATCGCATGATCCCCAAGTACTATCTGAGTAAGCTAGAGAATGCCGATGACGTATCTCATGATTTCGCGTACTCCTATTCCATGTTATCCTTACAAGCAGCCGCTTACAAGCATAAGAGAGCGGCTTTGGATGATGTCATGGGATACAGGAACATGATGCTGGAGACGCAATACGACGGCGGTAAGAACCCAGAGGCAACGCATGCCTATAGGATGTTTCAGGACTGGGTTAACGCCAGTATCTATGACGTTAGGATAAACAATAAGCGAGCAGAATGGAATATAGGCAATTATAAGGTCGATCTTAATAAGCTGGCTCTTATGTTTACCAAATTCGTATCCAAATCCAACCTAGGCTTCTCCCCGTTCGTGGCGGCTACCGGTGCCCTTACCGGGCAGGCCAACTTCCTTTTGGAAGGTATGGTAGGACAGTACATAAGCAAGGACTCCATGAAATACGCTTATGGAGAAGCCCAGAAACAGTTAAGTACGTACGTGTCTGAGATCGGGGACATAAATCGTACCAATAAGTTATATGTTGTCGGTGAGGCCCTAGGTGTGTTTAATGTCCGCAACCGTGTACGATCGGCGGCGTATAACAAGATCTGGAGAACCTTATTCCGGGACCTGCCGTTTAAGATGATGGAGGTTCTTAACTCCCCGTTGGACCCGCAGGTCATTATCTCGGTCATGGATGATACCCGCCTATACGAGGGTCAGTTTTGGTCATACTCCAATTTCAAGGAGATGATGATGAAGGACAGGAATATGTCCGCTAACGAGGCTAAACGCGATTGGGAGCGTTTAAGGGATTATTCTATGTGGAACATGGTAGATGTCAAGGACGGAAAGATCGTGGCTAAGAACGAGGCTAACAAGGATATTATAGACCGATATATACCCACCTTGTCCAGTAGGGTCAGGAGCATGGTGCAGATCTGTGGCGGCGCCTTGAACGAGCAGAACCGGGTGGGGGCTAGCCGGAACGCTATCCTTAATATGGTGCTGCCTCACCGTGGATGGTTTATATTGGCCGTGCAGCGGGCGTATAAGAAAGCCGGTTTCAATTTCCAGACCAACCAGTTCGAGGAAGGATACATGAGAACGTTATGGAGATTTGCCGGGGATATTTATAATATGATGTCAGAAGGCAGGATGAGGGAAATACATGACGTGCTGAAAGAATATCATAGTCTTAATCCTTATGAGCAGACCAACATCAAGCGATCGCTTGTTAATATGGCGGTATTCGCTACCATGATAGCCATAGGACGGGCGTTGATGGGATACAGGGAGGATAATGAGGATAGCTGGTTCGGGCAGTTCATTACCTATATAGGATTCAGGACGATCAATGAGATCGCTTCCCAGACATCCCCGTTCATGGAGCTTAACGCTATAGATATGTTACAAGACCCGCTGGTCACGGCCCGGAAGCTAGGTGATCTCACCGATCCTCGGAATTGGGATCCGTTCGCTACCGTCCAGACCGGCGTGTATAAGGGCGAGAGCAAGCTATGGAGGCAGCTCATGAAGTTCTCGTTTGGTAAGCAATGGTATAATATCAAGACGGCTAGGGATATTAAGCAGACATCCGACTACTGGTTGATGACCAACGGCATGACGATGGGATTCTTTCTAGGTGGTAGAAATAAGGATGAGTCCGGGGAGGACGCTAATTGGTACTTTGATAGAGGAAGATAGCTGATATAGTATGACAAGAAAAAATAGCCGGTCAATTGTTTAAGACAATTTGATTGGCTATTTTTGTATTCCCATCTATCCATCCCGGACGGATGGGAATAGGTAATTATTTTATGAATACAAATGTAGATCTTTTTCATGATTCCACGAACAATAGTAATGGAATTTTGACGTCCGAATCCAACGAAATGGATTTAAATACATTAATACCGGTAGTAGATAATAATAATCATAAGGTTGTAGACGCCAGGCTTCTTCATGCGTTTCTTCAAATAAGAAGAGATTTTACATCATGGATAAAAGATCGTATATCAAAATACGGTTTTATTGAAAATCAGGACTTTGTATTGATAAAATATGATTATTTAGGTAACTTACTGAATGACAGACTCCCCCATTTTGGTGAGTCTGATACTCAGGTAGTTGCAAAGACTGATTACCTGCTATTGATGGATATGGCCAAAGAGCTATGTATGGTAGAGAATAATGATAAAGGGAAGAAAGCTAGAAGGTATTTTATCGAGAAAGAAAAAGAATTAAAGAAGTTGGAAAAGTCGAATAATGATCAAGTAAGTCATTTGCGTATTCCCGACTTTTCCAATCCAGCGGAAGCCGCAAGGGCATGGGCTGATGAGTATGAGGCCAAGGTGAAGGCCGAGAAGGAAGCTATGTTGGCACTAGAAGCCAAGAACAAGGTCGAGGAGGAAAAGAAGATTGTCCAAGCCGAATTAAATACGGCTATAGATACGATAAAGGAGAATGAACCGGTAATTGATATGTTTAAAAGGTCTATTCCAAGAGAAGGTGTCCTTATCCGTGAATCATCAAAATATTTTGAGCAATTTGGCTATTATATCGGGATTAAGAACATGTATCCGTTATTACAGGAATTAAAATATGTTTTTAGGAATGAGAGAGGTAGGATAGAGGCATATCAGTCCGCTCGTAATTCTGGATTAGTTACATATGGATCTGATCCTGGTGATGAATATTGGGAGGCTAAGGCCGTGACTGTTATGATAACATTAAAGGGATTTGTTAAACTGGAAGAATTGTCAAGAAAAAAAAGGAGCGTTTTTGAGAAATATGGTCGGTTCACGATATGATGCCCCTCACTGCGATTATTCTGATAAAGGCAAGGCTATTAGAGCGCTTACTGGCGATAATAGGTTCACTAAAGATATTGATTATAAAGTTTTTACCCAAAATGGTAAAAACCCTACTGAGGGAAGATCAACAATTGTATATACGATAACTGCATTTTGCGTGGAATGTTTGATAACAAGGAAAGAAAGATGAGTATAAATAAATAGTTATACCATTGATAATTAATGTAATCCAAAAATGGATTTACATAATAAGAGAAGGATAGGCGATTATCATCCTATCCTTCTTATTTTCGTTATCGGTTATTATATTTATACACAAAATCATCCACATCCATATACTCGCACCCGAAGTTTTCCGCCGTCTTCTTATCGGAGTCGGAGAACTGTCCTTCTTTTCCGGAAGCGTCCCCGATCATCAAGATAGTATCCTTATAATAAATACTCCTCTATTTTCTTGGCCATGTCAATAAGCATTTCGCATTTAAGGTCGTTAAACTCCTTGCAAAACCTCATATCTTCCTCATGTTTTTCCTCGGGCGATCTGCTGTCATTTATACTATAACATGGCGATGAATATACCGGGATAGGTTTCATGGCCTCTATAGCCAATTTAATAGCCTTTTCTTTGATATCGCTCATACCATTTTCTTCTTTTGCCCAGATCATGCCGCTATGAAGGCAATTAGGATCATTATTATGCTCTATTGAACAAATTCCTTCGTCGTAAAAACAACATCCCTCACAACTCTCTTCTTGTACCTCAGGGATAGCTATGTATTTTACCCCTTTATATATTTTAACTTCTCCTCTTCTTATCTTATTCATTTTATCAGATTTTTATATCCTACTTTCTTTAACTGCTCTTCGGTAGCTTTCTCCTTCGGAAACTTCCCGTGCCATTTACCGGGCACCACGACATCACGGCCGTCAGGGCTGGTAGCCAGCCTCCCGCATTCGATGCACAGCCCCATGCCCTTGTACGGCTGTAGTTCCTTGGCATACTCGAATTTGTCCACCATATACTCGTTTGTCAACATCCAGTAACTAGACGTGGCGGTATTATCAACGCAACCGCATTTAGCGCATACAAATAAGCTCATATTTTAGTATCGTTAAATGTCGTTATCCTTATCATCGTCAACCCTCTCTACCTTGATCGTTCCCATATCACCTGAAGGTAACGTGATATCACTATACACGTTATTCCAGTTCTCGTCAATAGCTAGCTGATGCAGTATAGATCTATATATCTGGTAGGTATTTCCGATAAGTCTCTTCCTGTTTATCTTATCCTTACTGCCTCCATCGTACCCTATATGCTCAAAATCCTCAAGATCTGGGAACAACCTTCTTCTTATCGCTCGTGAGTTGTTGACTATAAAGCTTCTTATCCCCAGTGATTCCGTCCTATCCATATCATCTATCAATGTATCTGTTGTATGCTGTAGATCCATGTCACCCGCCGCAAATCTACTGATGTCTTCCACACATTGTGAGATCAACATCAGTTGCTCCCTTGTTAAGGTTATTTTGTAAAGTTGTTTATTATCCATGATTATCTGATATTAATTTTTTCTTGGTATATAATTACCCTATTTTATTAATTTTATTATCAATACAGTAAAGTTAAATATTGTACATACTATGGACATCCATAATGCCATACTTACCATAAATCCTAGGCTTTTAGGTATAGGATCTATTCTTCTGAATGTTAAGATCATGTATATAAATGTCTTTATGTTCATAATTTACGATATTTTTCTATATAGTTAACTATCAAATCTTTAACTCCTTTTGGAACATCTACCAGTTTGAGATTACCTTGGAATATGTTCTTGCCGTACTCATCCATAATCTCCCCGAATGAAGGATTCATGACTCTTGTTGACATAGATATCGGTTGATCAGTGTCAAATTTGATAACGATCTTCTTCCCGCCGTTTATCGCCTTTTTAAAAGCCACGTAAAGCTTTCGACCTTTTATTATATCACAATTCCCTTTCATGATATTAGACATATGTATGACATATTCTTTCTTCACATCTCCGGGGTTGTCCATAAGCTTAAGATCTCCTCCCGTATCTCTCCATTTCCTGAAGCACGAGAAACATAAACTATGATTTGCCTTGGCGTGTCTAGGTATCATCCTGCTGCTGCCGGCTGGGATCGTATCGCCACAGCAGATACACGTCCTATCCTTGTTGGTGCGCATCGGCACATAGCTCTTTATCGGGTATTCTTTTCTTTTATACATCTTCTTCTGTTTTCAAAATTATCATCACCATACTCATAATTAGGACAAGCTTTGTTGCTTGGTCGTCTAACATAAGTCTTTTGCTTCCTGTTATATTTACTGTTAGGGTTTATATAATGGTCACACACTTGCCAAATAGAGCAACATACTTTCCCGTATCTTTTCGCCCAATCATTATCATGCAGATGTACGCATGTAGAGCAAGTCGGATTCTTAAGCTTATCCTTGTTATCATCTATGATCTTATTGACCCGATCAAGAATAACATGCATTTTTTCAATATTTATGACGTTAAACGCGTCTGGTTTCGGAAGATATGTCATCGAGCTTATATCTATGTCCATTTCCTTGGATTTGTTGTAAGCCGATTTGTATTTCCTTACCATCAAATCTTTTAACTGATTTACCTTCTTCTCATATGTTCCCATGTCTCATTCGGTTTTCCATCCCTGTTTCCTTAATAAATCCACCATCATCCCTTTTATCTTAGGGCTAATGGCTTCGGTAAGTATATCAGCGGCCAAATTGATAGAGAAGCTGGTCATCCTAGACTCCCCTATATATTTCTCGCTGGTAACTTCTTTCACATAGTCGTGAATATCCTTAATCATCTCATTTTGAGATCTTAGGAGATCCAGTATCTCATCGAGTTTATCATCCATCTTTTTTCTCAAATACACCTGACAATAACCAGACAATCACTATCAAAAAGAAAAATAACCCAAGAGCCTCATCCGGGTAATCATGCATGGCCTCTAGAACATCTCTCATAGCTTGACATCCATTTTGTTGATTATCTTATAAAATATATCCCTAGTCAGCTCAATATCATAAGTAGCGTCATGGAGTTTATTCTCATCAATCTCAATACCCATAGTCTTAGCCACGGTCATCAACTTAAAGTTCTCCATATCGTTTCTTACGCCCATAAGGAATGGTGTCACCATAACATATACATCCATACAGTTAGGATAGAACCATGATCCGAAATACTTATCCCCACATTGCTGGAATAAAGCCCGTAGGAAGCTGTTATCGAATCCAGCGTTGTTATACCCCACTAAATACATTTTATCCCTCTTATCGAACTTATTCACGTATTTGGATAATATACCAACTAACTGCCTGTACCCTTCTTCCATAGGCTGATACGACTGCACTTGCTCCAAGGTAACGCCGGCCACGTCCAGCGCCTCCTGCTCTATCGTGGCGGCCGGGTTCGGGGCTAGGCGGATGTCGAACCTCTCGGCCTCCTGCCCGTCGATATCCACGATCCCTCCTATTTGGTGTATCCCGTTTCTCCAAAATTTGACCCCGGTTGTCTCTAAGTCAAAAAATAACAGCTTGCTCATATTTATTGATTTTTAAAATGTTCCTTAATCTTCTCCAATGCCTCATAAGATAGATAGCTGTCTATGGCCTTATTGCTATTCACTTTCATCAACTCATCAAACAGATCTTTAGCCAGTACTTTCCACTGTTCTCCCCAATCAAGAAGATTCTCAACTTTTGATCGTATATCCTTGAAATAAGAATCTACATCTGATTTAATTGATTTTGAATAGTATATAACATCTCCCTCATCCCTATCCATAATATAATCACATTGTATCTCGATATCTTTTATATGACTATCTATATCACTACACATATAATCAACAGGTTTACGTATATTGAATATAGCTTCTGACGTAAGACCGGTTATATTTTGTATGTCTTTTAAATTATCCATGATTTAATCAACTAAATACCAACCATCCACCTGCAAATCCCATTGCGAAAATATATAAGATTATAGATGTGAATAATATCCAATCTTTTGCGCTTAGCTCATTATTATCTCTCTTTATTTTCTCAAGATAATCATATATAGCTGTATAAACAGCATGGTGAATATTCGCGTCTCTAGCCCTTACGATATTATCATATTCATTATATCCTAGATTATAGGTGGCGCTTTCGATCCTTATATTCCCCGTAACCTTTTTATTTACATCGAAATCGAAACTAACCACTATATCGGTGGTTAGAGCGCTGGCGATTTTGCTTTTTATCTCATCATTACTGAGATTAGCATCGTGCACTAATCGCTCATAGTCTTTATCGTCAAGAATTATCTGTTTTTTTAATATTCATATCCCTAATATTTCTTCTACATAAACAAATCCATAACATACATAATTATCAGCGTCATGCTCACCATAATCCACATGCCATACGACGGCACACGGGAAATATAATGGCATATCCTCAGCCATAGGATCCTCTTTGAAGTCATCAATGTTTATCTTCCCCCTCCACCTCCATAGGTCTTGGATATCGTTCAAGATCAATTTGTTCATAAAAATCTGTTTTTTAATACTTATACAAAGATAGGATTTAAACAAAAATAAAAGCATGAATAATATTAAAATAATATTAATCATGCTTAAATATAAATATATCCCTTCTAATTCTCACGGATATACGTATTCGTACTCATCTGGAGGGGATGTCTTGTATTCAACATCGCACTCCATAGTTGTAAATTTCATAGAAAATCATAGAAATAATTAAGATATTCTACTCCATTTTAGACGCTTCAACACAACTGGCAACCCGGCTGCTCTGCGTCCGTATAGCCGCATCAACTCCTACGGCTTGTATGTTTATCGCGGCGTTGAGATCCCTGTCGATCTCCATGCCGCAATCTTTGCAGACAAATGTTCGATCCGATAATTTCAGATCTTTATTCTTCCAGCCACATCTTGAACAGGTTTTCGAGGATGTGTTGTATCCTAAAAGAGGAACACCTTCCATAGGAGGCTTATCTTTCGTTTTGTACCTTAATTTTGTTATTTGCTTTATGCTCATATAATCTTATGTTTAAGTAATTCCATCATCATCGAAAACAATGTGTCTACAAGAAGTTTCTCGCTACTCCAATATATAGGGATCTCGTCTATATCTCTATACGCTACAGACCATGCATGTTTTAGCTTATAACATTCTAATGTACAACCCTCTATCTCATATGGGAGCAAATTCAGTAACGTCCCTACATCCCAAACCGGGTCGGATATATCCGGGGTAACGGCCTCGATCAGTCCTATACGACCAGCGTCATCCTCCATAGAATGCAATGAGTCAAGGTACTTGTCTCTGAAGCCGATGGCGGTGGAGATAGGGAGGCCGGCCTCGACCAGCACCCTCCCCTGTTCTTTTGTGGTGAATATCCTTTCTTTCATCTAACCCTTGATCTTTTTCTCTACAGTAACAATCGTATCATTATGCCATCCCCCATGAGCCACGAGAAGAATCTCCTGCTGCTCGAAACCAAGCCCTGCCCCTATACCGCCGGAGTTCCACGCGCAGGTAATGACCACCCCGCCCTTCTTGGTGATCCTAGCTATCTCCTTCTTCTGCCTAGCCCAATAACTAGATTGCGTTGTTTGCATATTAACAGATCCTCCAAGTCTTTTATACGACTCAGATACCTGTCTCGCAGAATATGGTGGATCATATAATACCATATCAGCTATATTATCATCAAGATGACACAAGAAGTCCGTGGCGTCTTTATGATACATAGCCTTAGTCTCAGGATCAAGATCGTTGGTTATCGTCCCTATATCGCTGTTTCTGGCGAATGGATCTACTATAACCATTCCGTCTTTTTTATATCTATCTATAAGTTCTCTTATCGGTTTTATGCTGAATGTCTCTTTATTCGGCATCGACCATGTCTTGTTTATAATCATATCGTTGTAATTGTGTTTTAAATTTTACCTACGCTCTATACCTCTTAGCAGATGGGCTATCACATCCACTGTCCATCCGTTTCCCGCTAAAGACATGGCCGTATTCGGGGCTATCCCATCAAGGTAATCATCCGGCAATGTCTGTAGCCTACACATCTCCACAGGAGTCAGGTATCTGAACTTATCTTTCAGGTCAAAGGCGTTCAGATATCTTCCGGGCGGTAATGATGATATCACGTTATCTTTCATGACTGTTGTAAGGCAATTACTTTTCTTAATAGAGGTAGTATTCTTGTCTTTTCTTACTTCCAGACATTGTATGATTTTCACGTTCTTGTCATAGTCCTTTCGGTGTCCGTTGCTATCTATTCTTCGACCAACGATAGTTGATATATAATGTCCTCTTATGGCCCCAGATTTCCATCCTTTATCATTCTCTAAAACATCATCTAACGATATATGTTTGTCTTTCGGCATTTCTACTGGCCAATTACACCAATAAAGACGATGCCGGGTCTGCGCCGACACCAAGGCGCTGTCGATCTCTACAGGCTCTACGCCCAGCTCCTCCGTTATCACTCGGCGATGCTCGTCCCGCATCCGGACGTTCTCGCCCAAGAACAGGATCTTACCTTTGGTCTCCTTCTTTAAATGCTTTACTATGTCTGAGAAACAAAAGAACAGTCTTCCACGAGAGTCCATAAATCCCTTTCCTTTACCGGAACTAGAGAAGCTTTGGCAACAGAATCCTCCCATGACCAGATCTATGTCTTTCTAAGGGATATCCCATGTTCTCCAGTTATTGACATCTCCTAACCGGATAATATCAGGGAAATGCTTCTGGCTCACCTTTATGCATGTATTGTCTATCTCCGAGGCGTAATAAGCATCTATAGGTATGCCGGCTCTTTGTAACGCTAGATACCCACATGATATTCCGCCAAATAATGATAATACTTTCATATTGTTTATTTATTCTCAGGCCTAAAAATATCCTTTGCGATCATATCAAGGGAGATTTTATGTATCTTAGGTAAGACCTTAACCAATTTTATACCAAAATTTTCGCCTCTCTTAACAAACGTCCATTTACCATATATGATTCCATGCATCATGTTCTGTATTACTTCCTTACTGTCTGTCAAGAATACTTGGTAATAGACACTTTTGGCATAATTAAAATCCTCTCCATGATCATTCGCCGGTCTTAATATCATTACAGCCGAAGAGCGTCCACGAACGAATCCGTGTATCTCAAGGCATTCCTCGAACTCATAATTATCACGTTCCTCGTCATGATCATCTTTAACCCACTTACATGGTTTCCCATCTTTAAATGGGATTCTTAACTGTTTCTTTGTCATAATTGTTTTTTATATTAATTGTGATATTACTCTAATAGCATAGAAGGAAACGCCCTTTCTCTCATCATTTGGATAAAACTCATTCCCGTTATAAGTCACTAACCATGCTTTCTCATAATTATATTGAGTGCTAGTCCAATAACTTGTAGCGCCTTCGTCTATATCTAATCCATCGATAAGAGACATGCATCTGTTAATCTCATCTAAATTATTTATGATCTCCATCCATTCTCCCACTGATGCTAGATATCCCATTTGCCCGTTCTTGAATTGAGTAACAGTACATTCATAAGCGGCACTAGCATGCGTATATTCCGCAATACTTTGTGTGTTTTGAAATCCATTAAAATCTTTTTTGGCTTCATTACTTGATGTTATTGTAGTCACTCCTTGGATCAATCCAGTCGTATTAGACCAGCTTCGATTCTTAATCTCAATACCTGAAATAACGAAGCTGCTGTTGTCGCTTATCAACGCCACTCCCACGGCGTCGTTTCTCCACGAATAATTCCATTTATCACGAGTATATAACTTGCCATTAATATGTAAGATATATATACCGTTTGAAACGGTTTGACCGCCTATCATCCTTCTTCTCATATTCTTCTACCTTATTGATGTATGTTTATAATTCTAAGTTTATCATATTCTTCAGTAAGAATCCCATGATCAAACAATTTGTTAACGTCTATTTCAAAGTCCCTATATTTGTCAGTTATATTGTTATCAGTCCACATGTTCAATATCCCCTTATCATCCAACTGCATATGGATAAAGCCTTTTGTCACCTTCTTTCCGGCTTTAAGAGCCTCTACGTCTTTATCGGTAATCTTTTTCATGCTTTCAACATTTTATCGATACAATTAAATTCATCTTTCATCCTGATCTTTATGCCCCCATATGATAATTCCTTATGAGCTGTGACAAAATAATCAACCGCATCTTCATCTAATAAACTATGCGGACACCTTTCCCATACAGGACTTTGATCTAGATGATCCCATGTAGCTATAAGTAACTTATTCTTGTCATTATCAATGGCTATTTTATATGTCCCTATAGTGGCCTTACGTTTAATGATCGCTCCATTTAACATCTGCTTCTTAGCCCAGCTCCATGAACCTCTCAGCCCAAATGTTCTTATAACCCAGTCATTTATCTTCTTCATTTCAAGTTATTTGTTAAAATAGTAATATAAATATAAATACATAAATTGGATAGGGCTATTCACCATACCCTTATCAGTAGGCTCGTCATACTTGTCAAGCCAAAGACGAAGCGCTTCCCAATCGATATCCTTATGGTCACAGACCATGCAGGCTAGGTTAGCCCCGAACAGATCCCCTCCGCCACGTAAAGACTCGTTAAATCTCTTGGCTAGCCTTTTCTTGAATCCTTTATTGTACCAAATACCGGAGGTAGCGGCATAACAATAATAAGCGTTGTATTTCATTTTCACACCCATCTTCTCAAATAAAGGCGTATGCCATATCCGGTCAAGGAAGAATACTATTCCACGATAGATAAAGGTTCGCAGGTTCTTTCTGTATCTTTTCCCCATGAAGTTATCCACACAAGATATAGTTCCGCCTGAATAGTACCAGTTATTGGCGCCTCTCTTAACCTTATCCGTCATCTTGAACTTATTTTTCCTATCCTCTACCCTATCCCAAGGCTTTAATTTATCCTCGTTAAATGTTGGACAATAATGATAGTAATGATTGATCCATGAAAGGTATGGGTTGTATATCGTGTATCCATTATCGCTGACATACGAGTTTATATCATATCCAAGTTCTTTGGCTAGAATAGACCCTTCATCAGCTAATACCTTCAATATCGGGTTCAAGTTCCATATCTGGTCTTGGCTGACGAACATCGAGTAGCATGGATCCTCATCCTCCCCATACCATCCTCCCATACCGCTCACTATTTTATCCAAATCAAGTGAATAATCTTTCCCGGATAAAAAATCATCTCTAAGAAAAAAACCTCTATATGGGATCATGTCATATACACCCGGTTGATCCTCAAACATATGTTTAGCGTTCTCGGTCAATCTGATCAATGTTTGCAAGGCAGAAGATATATCTATGGGCGCATATTCACACCCATAGACCTTATTATTTATCCAAAGATATTGAAGAAGCTCGGCTATATTAATAGTCCCGTCCTCCACATATCCTGTCTTGTTATCGAAGTTTATTTTGGCTAGAGGTATATTACTTCCTTGTGGTTGGTCACTTTTTTCATTACAACAATGCACGAACCTGTCAAAGAATATATCTTTCCAACCAAAATATTTATCCCTTATCGTCATAAGCCTATTTCTTGTCGTATAACGACATGACGTTAATAAGATCAGCTTTTCTGGCCATCCCTTCAAGTTTATTAAAGCCATCCATGTTATCTCCACTGACGATGATAGTAGGATATACCTCTATACCGTACTTGGATATTTCCTCCTCCGCGGCCTTGTTCTCCGGGATCTGGTTTAACGTGACCTCACCCTCATACTCCTGTAATGTGTTGGCGATAATATATCGCATGTAATCGCTGTACTCAGCGTCTTTCTTCGTGAAAAAATCAATTCTTACCATTTTTAAATAGTTTTTAATCTGTTAATAATTAAATCAGCAGTAAATATAGCATTATCTACCTCATCTATACCCATCTTCCTTCCATCGAAATCGTTAGATAATAAATCCTTAACAATTTGATATCTACGCTGCTCCCAATTTATGTCTACATTAAAATTCAGATACCTTACATAATCATAATTCAATTCATCATAACTATAATTGAGATACTTAACTATCGGAAATGGAGTATCATCATAAATAGTGCGCTTGATTAAATCAACGTATTTACCGGTTTTTTTTATTAATAGCTCTTAATCTCTCATCTACTACTCTTTCTCCTGACTCTTCCATTCTATAAGCCCTTTGTTATGTTTATCGTAATATAATAATGCTATAGCGTTCCAGCATACGGCGGATAGATGCATGAATCCCTCCTTATCATATCTCTCCCCTTTCGTATAAGCGACCAAGTGTCTCATGAGTGCACCTAGATAACGATTGAACCCATCAGGTATATCTTGCCATGAGTTATCAGCATACTTCTTGGCACCTTCTGTATATACCCTCACGATGTCTTCTATCTCAGCCAAAGGAAGGAGGTCCCACCGGAGTTTGCCGTCGACCCGGTCGTTCTTCCCGCTGCCGTCCTTCCCGACGAACGGTGCGTCTGTCGTTTCCCACTCATTGGTATTACATAGACCCTCGCCGATAGGGCTATAATCCGTAAGATTATCGACCGTTTCCTCATCAATAATCCTTAATTTAATAGCCCTGTTTAATGATACAACCATTTCCTCGTCAGCCCAAGCATATTCATATGATGCTTTAAATAATGGGCATAATTTCATCATTCCTGTACGATCGGCGGTTTCAAGTACCTCAAATACCTCACCGTCATAAACAACCTTGTCGTATTTGCTAAATTCTTCTTTCATCTTAAATTCCTTTTTGCTTTATTATTATTACTGGATCATCATTAAAAGGAGACAGTATTCCAATATGCAGCAATATGCTTCGCTCATCCCCATCATTCTTTTCTGCTTTAAAGCCATTGATAACACATTTGTCACTAGATATAATAAAACCGCTTGTATCAGGATTATTTTCAATTGTAGCCCATCCCTTTTTAACTGATTCATGATTCCTTAGTTTATCAGCATCATCTTTCGTTAACCAATATTCCTCAAAAACAGTATCCGGATATTTGGTCTTTATTTCCTCGTAAGTATCATACCATGTCATATTTTCATGTTTTAGATTAATAAAATTCGCTAAGATCCCTGCATTCTGGTGTCTCACCTGTTATGGAATAAAGCTCACCAGATGATAGATATACGCAATGCGAGGTCTTCCCGTCCCTCCACTCGCTTTGCTTCGTAATCCCGCAAATAGCGCAGCGTTGGATCCCCGGGCCTGCCTTTACCCACGAGTGCCGTACGCTCCTCTTCCTTGTCCTGTTGGTGTCGTCAAGTTTTCTCATGATCAATCCTCCAAGGCCGTTACAATTTTATCTTTCCCGATAATAACCTCATTCCCGCTTCTTACGTCGAAGCATTTCTCTCCTTCCGCTTCCTTGAAATAAAGGGCTCCATTGTACTCGAACAAACCGAAGCCGTAATCGTCTAGCTTCATTTCGTTAAGTCTCTTGAATTTGTATATTTTCCCCATATTTTCTGTATTTTTTATATTTTGTATTACTAAACACATCAAAAAGATAGATAAGATCGCTGCTATTATCCCTCCATAAAATTTAGTCGAATCATTCTTTTCATTTCCTTCTACTATCAAATAGATAGAACACGCCATTATTATAAAGGTAGATCCTAGTCCAATCATAACATTTTCTTTGTTTTCAAAAACTCCATCATATCCTCTGCGCTAAGCTGGAAGCCTGCCGCCGCCTTATGCCCTCCTCCCCCGGGATAGGCCTTGCGTGCCAGCGCCGAGACATTCACCTCCTCTTTAGTGGTATAGAATGAACATCTAAAGAATCTTCCGTTCCAGCAAAATGGCATCATCAGATCATGTTTCTTAGGGTTATACATAGATTCAAATGTAGTAGAGTTAAACTCCGTGGTATTCATACATATTGCCTTGTATCCAAATATATCTGCCTCGAATGAGAACATATTTATCTCGCCCCTGTTTTTCTCAACGATATACTCCAGTATCGCCTCCCCGTTCCTTATCATGTCATATATGAAGTCATGATCGCCGTCCATGACCTTTGCCGCCATATCCACGTCAAGACCACAATATCCTCTCATCCCGTATTGGAACGCCATGACATCACTCCACTCGAATCGGTCGTGATCCCATACATCATAAGCACTCAATAATTCTACCACATTAGGAGTTTTGATGTCATCGAAAAGATATTCCCACGTAAGCTCACAGGCCGCCGTCCCGATACGCCTCTTGCCCTTTACCTCGTAATCCCTCATATCGTCTATGGCTGTCTTATGATGGTCTATCCATATGACATCTATACCTTTCTCTTTCCACTCATCGAAAAGGAATCTTGTTCTGTTTCCAAATGACACGTCAACTACAAATACCTTATCATATTTATTCACGTCAGGTATTTCCTTGCCATAATTGTAAGGAAGAAGATCAATGTCCCCTTTGAAATACTTTTTTACTATAACCGCTGACATTACTCCGTCAAGATCAGCCTCATGATATATACATCCTGTCATAATCTATTGTTTTTAATTAAAAAATCTATGTATTCTTTTATCTCCTTATTTTTATCATTATCCCAGTCAAATGTCTCGTTTATGAATTTGAAGTACGATACTGGGATCGAATGTAACATCCACCCACTATACTTTCCAAATGTCATTACCGTAGAGCCAAGGGGATGATCCGGCCTTCCGGGTACAGGGGAGGCGGTAATGCCCTGCGCCAGCCCCCTCCTTCGGTCTTTCTTGGCGGCCTTGATATCCAGATCCGTTTTCGTTACCTTATCCCCCATCGGGATATTAGTGATTAGTTTATCGCCGATAAACATCCCCCATCCATATCCTTTGTAGTTCTCTATACTAAGTTTCCTTATATCGCCGAACCTTGACGAGTTGTTGCAACAATCAACGACCAATGCGCTATCCTTACCGTCCTTTATCCTGACAGCTCTCCCAAGCCACTGATAAAACGACGAGAATGAAAATGTTGGTCTTCCTACTATCACGCAGTCCAGACCCGGATGATCGAATCCCGTACCGAGGGCGGAATAGTTGAACACTACCTTCGTCTTACCCGACTTGAACCTCTCGACTATAGCCTCTCGCTGTTTCTTTGGCGTGCCTCCGTGAACTACCTCCGCCATGCCAGCGCATATCTTGGCGTTCATCCATTCGGCGGCAGTATTGCAGCTCTCAACAGAATCCATAAACACCAGTATAGATCTACATACGTCTTTTAATACCATCAATCGACGCAAAATAAGGTTGTTTAAGCCATTTTTTCTCACCGCCTCACTAATAGACTCAGCCGTATATTCGGAGCCGTTAGAATTGAGTTTAAGGGCATCTCCATTGAAATCCCATGTCTCATATTTAAGAGGTGTCCAAAATCCTTGCCTTATCATCTCCTCTACCTGTATCACGTGAATCAGATTCTTGAAATATACCGGTCTCATACGAGTGATGAAATTAAGTTGGGAATATGATGTCTGTCCTATCGATATGTTTTTAAGTCTACATGGCGTGGCTGTAAACCCTATCACCTTTCTCGGCTTCAGCTCATTCATGAATGTCATGAACTCACTGCCGTCCTCAGGACTGTATCCGGCATGAGCCTCATCTATCAATACATTTCTGATCCCCATCTCCTTAAGCTGACCAACAACCTTCTTGATAGACCCTAACGTGGCGTATATCATGTTGGATAGTTCTTTCTTGCCGCATGATGCGGAGTAGATGGTTGCCGGTATTCCGTAAGATGTGATCTTATCGTGGTTTTGTGTTAGTAATTCGCGAGACGGCTGGAGAACCAGCGTCTTATCCCCCATCAATCTAGCCGCCTCGGCTATGAGGATAGATTTACCTGCCGCTACGGGGGCCACGATCAATACCGGATCACGTCTATCAGAGTTTATGTAATCAGAGATGCTTTTAACACAATCCTCTTGATATGGTCTTAGTCTGTATATCATTTGGATCTGTAGTTATCAAAAACGTCTTTCACGTACTTTAATCTTATCGCGCACTCCCGACCATCGTCCATTTTCACCATCAAAGTCTCTTTGGTCTTGCTTATGGCTATCACCTCTCCTGTCCCTATCTGGGTATGGACTATATCGCCTAGCTTTATATTGAATTTAATCATGATCTAACTTCTTATTAAATTCCTCTATCTTGCTCCTATCTGTCTCATTCACCATCTCAGCCTCTTCCTTGAACATGTCGTACCCTTCTCGGATATTATCCCCAACCATATTCTCTATCATCTCCCTCATCTCATCGCTCCTTACGGCAAAGGATATTTGAAATGATTTACTTGTGCCTTTCATTAGATAATCAATTTCCTTCTTGCATTCTGTCATCAATCTATCCAGATTATCGAACTTAACGAACTTAGAGTTGCCATTGGCTTTCCTTACCCCATCCTTAAAATCCTCCAATATCCCGTTAAATACATCCGCCATACACATCATGGAATGTAGCCATACCAACATCTTGAACTTATACTCATCGCCAGAGCCGTTCATTAGCTCAATAAGCGACTCGCTTCTTGTTAGCATGATCCTGGACTCCTTGTCAATAATATCCTTTATCTGTTTCCGGTATTTCATGGCTCCCACGAAATCCATTTTAGAATAACATTCATTCGATTTCTCTACCAGCTTCCTGATATCCTTTCTCGACATTAATAAATTTAATACATTTTTCTCTTCCATGATCTGATCTTTTTGTATTGCAAATATAATTAAAGCCTAGATGTTTACCTAGGCTTTTTAATGAAGTTAATCTTTTTTATTCTTTCTTTTAGACTCGTCCCAATCCGATGAGTACCTGCATGTCCCTTGTTTATGGATTGAGAAATCACACCAAAAACACAAGGGCTTGGGGCGGGGTTCAAGGCAGGCCAGCTGGCGCCCCATGAGGTAGCGTGTCTCATACTTATACCCCTGTTTGACGTCGTCCCAAACGTGAGCTTGGTAGCTATCAATCTTCTTTGTCTCGAAATCATACATATCAAGAAGGATATCATTAAGCTCCTTGACTGACCTCTCTACCTTTTCCTTATCTACCTTCACGTTTTGATTATCCAACATACGGGTAAAGAAATAGCTACACATATCTGGAAGTACCTTATATTTTCTGAGTATGTAAAAGGCGTATATCGGGTGCTGGAGATTGTGAAGCAGCTTATCCTCATCGAATAACTTTCTCCCAGACTTCCAGTCTATCGTATACATAGCTATCCTGTCTTTTGTCTTATACTCTCCACGCCAGTCCACCGATCCTATGATATGTACCTTATCGTATGTCACGCCATCCAATGTAAGGGGCTTGGGTAGCTTATAAGGCAGGACGAAGTCCTCCTCCACGCCGGCCGGTCTCGACCCCCGGACCACCTTCTCCATTGGCGTAAGATCGGACCATGCCTTCTTATAATTGCCAGCAGCATCCTTCTCAAACAACCCCACAATCCATCTTATTAGCCTAGCCGCATGTTGCATGGACTCGATTTGGGATTTTACGCTATCGAAAGGAATCTGCTCTATATCGGCGTAGTAGTTGAATGCCTTGCTCATATCCTCATAAGAAGGTCTGCATCCGTTCTTGAAGAAATACTCCATCGTCTGATGGATAACCGTACCATATGACGTGGCCTCATGCTTCTCCGTGGATCTATTCCCTTCCACGTAAGTTTTATACCACTTGTATGGGCATTGGACGAACGTGTCTATCTGCGAGTAAGAGACGGCGAGAACCTTCTCTCCGTTTATAACCTTACATAACAAATTATTCTCCGGTATCACCATAAAGCTTATCTATTTTTATGTCATGTCCGTATAAGTCCATTAACAGGTTTTGTAGATGGTGAAGATTCTTAATCTGAATAGGATCGCTTAGATCGTCTTCCAGATCCCTAAGGCTAAGATAATACCCATCATCAAAAATCTCTATAGATATTCCGTAGCCTCGATATACATCCCGCCCCTTATCACGCTTGAAATAGATAGTATCAAGTATATTATCATCTATCTCAATAGGCATGACATCATCTTCCCCGGAATACCATTTCATTATCCCATCATCAACCTCACGTTCAAGGACCAATGACTTACTTTCATTACGCATACCAGTAACGCACCCTACCCTCCATATATTGCCAGCCTTGTCTTTTACAAGATCCCCTATCCTTAGTTCTTTAGCCGAAATCATACTCGTCCTCCTCATTGTGATCGTCATCGCAATCATCGACAAGAGGGGTCTCTAGCCCCTCTTCCCAATCATCATATCCGAAATCCATTATTTGTCCTTAAAATAAACATACAACATATCAGTTAAACTTCCTACCGTTATTTCATCGCAAGGGGTATTGCGAAACACCTCATCTGGTATGTATTCACCTGTCATCTTTTCTATATCCATTATCAATTCAACAAGATCCAATGAATCCATAGCCATATCGGACGATAGGTTACTATCTTCCTTTATGTCTTCAATATCATCAAACTCAGATGTTTTCGCAAATATTGCGTCTATCACTACTCCTAATACTTGATTTCTTTTCATAACTCTTAAATCGATATTTTTAATCTTCTACCTAATTCTTTTTTTATATCTGATATTCTTTCGATGTCCATCTTAACATCTCCAGTAATAGTATATTCCTTATCCATCTTCTTAGGAGGATCCGGGAGTCGGCTTACGGCGAACAACCATGCCAGCTCCTTGTTCTTATTCTCCCTAAGATACAGATCGGATGTCATGCCATACATCTTTATGATCGTATCGAATAACGTTGATTCCGATAAGCTCATATGTACGCTATAGACATTTGACGGCTTCCATATCAAGTTATCCAACCTCATCGTATATTCACGTTTAAGGTCTATATGGGATATTACGGCCCTTACTATAGGTTCTTCTTTGAAGTTGGTGTTAGCCACGAACCATACGAGCCGTTTCTCCACCTCCTTGACAGCTCCTGTATCCTTACCCATATCGTTATATACCCCAACGATACGGTCCCGGATCCCCTCGACCTCCGGTGTCAGGCCGGGCGTCTCTATCAGCATCAGCAGCGATCCTCCCCTTGGCGTTATCTTCCACTTCCCATTCTTCTGAAGCTCAATATAACCAGATGCTTTATAGCTATCTATTTTCTCCTTTGGAATGGTGTTAGCCATCTCTTCTTTTTGCCGGATCATCAAAAGATACCCGACATCAGACATCGTTAATCCTGATGTCATCATCTGTTCAAAATTTATATACATATGTAAATAAGTTAAAATATTGACCTAATCTTTCTGGCTACCCTCTCGACTATATCGGGATGATCATTTCCGTTATATATATCTATTAGCGTATCTATTATATGTAACCTTATGTTTTTCTTTGATGGATGAAACCAAAAATCTCCATTTTTTCTGTTTACAGGTTTGAACATCTTCAGTTCTGGTATAAGATAACACGCTACACATGATCTTTCGGCAAGTGATAATTCAACCGCTGCCTTTTCTATTACTTTACACATAAACGTATAATTATCATTCTTTATTAGATCGTAAGCCCTTCTCAACACCCTAAGGGCGTCTGCTTTCGATAATCTCTTTCCCTTTTTCATACTGTTTTACCGTATAAGATTCATTAGCCATACCAACCCTACCGACTGATATAGATTGATTTATTGATTGATTAAGATGCCCTATAACCGACATCTTGGCTCTAACCGTATTGGCGCATCTTAGAAGGACTCGATAATCCTCCAACGCCCGCTCGTACCTTACATCCACCCTAGCTCTTTTATCTGCGTCAGTCATGCTCTTGCACGACCCATCCTCTCTCAGGCTTATGGCGATCTTGTCCCGTATGATCCTGATATCATCCTCAGCTATTACCAACTCAGCGTCAAGAACCCCCTTGTAAGAGCTAAGAAGATCCTCTACCGCCACAACCTCCCTCTTTAGGTTCTCCAATTCCAAAACCATAGAGTTGTCGTTCATTCTCTTATATTCTAGAACCTTCTTAGACACCTCTTCGCAGATACCCATGATCTCCTTCTCCCGTTCCCGGTTTATGACGTACCTGATGCTGTATTCGGCCATTTCCTTCAACGAGGATATGATCTCTCGTATACCCATCTTGTTTTCGGCAGAGAAATTGGCTTTTAATAGCATCTCCATTCCCTTTATAATGACAAGCAAATAGTTTTTCCTTAATCTCATGATTAATAAGGTGTTTCGTCATGTACTACATTGAAATCATCACTGGGAGGTATATATTGATGCTCCAAAGGTATCCCTGGGGGCGGCGGTAATGTAACGACTGCCGTATCCGGCCTGCCGCTACCTACAGGGGCATCCGAGCCTCCTGGTCTTTCTTGGCGTACCACACCTCCGTCAGGATAATATCGCTCATATCCTTTCATGATATCCACATGTATAGCCTCAATCTCTTCTAACGATCTCTGACGGACTTTTACTATATGATGGAATATAAGTCCATCTACACGGAAAGAACGCCTTGATTCACTCTTAAAACGTTCCAGATTAGGATACCAGCCTTGCGGGAATTGCATGTATGATGAATAGCCGTATCTCTTTGGAATATTCAACGCTACCATAGCTGTACACAATTGCCCCAATGTATCTGATTGATAGAAATCAGATTGTTTTGGCATATGATCCTTAGGATCCCGTCTTCCCTCAATATCACGGTTAAGTTGTGATATTATAAGAAAGAATATATTGGGGAAAGTTCTTTTAGCTATATTACACATGGTTATCAGGCTATCTATATTCCTCTTAGCGTCACCCGTACCTTGTATAAGAGCTGTATGATCTATGGATACAAATACCATTTTCTTATCCTTGTTCGCTGGCATATAACTATTCCATAAGAAGTTCTGAAGCTCGTCTACTGTCGATGGTTTAGGGATGTATGTTATTCTGCTGGAGTTTTCCTCCTTAAGACATTTCTGCATTCCCTTTATCTCTTCATCAGACATCTCGTTAAGGAGAATATCTTGTATATCCTTTCCCATTTTTTTTGATAGTGAACGTAACATCAAATCCTCTGGATTCATTTCAAATTCACATCTGAGCCATACATAATCATCAGCTTGGGGATTGATATTAACATTCATTACATTGCTCATAATCTTCTGAGCCAAATAAGACTTGCCCACTCCGGGCCTAGCGCCGATAGCCACCGCATGTTGTGGGTAGAACCCGCCCAGCAACGCCTTGTCAAGATAAGCGTATCCAGTACGAGCCGGGAGAAGCTCTCCCGACTGATACTTTCTTATCCTCTCATAGGCATCCATGATAATCTCCTTGGATGACCTCCATATCCTATCCTCACTCATCCTCTTGCGTTTCTATCGCCAGCCGTATCGGATTTAGACCCTCTGTTAGCTGATCTTGATTTATATCTAAGTCCTTTAGCCGTATGGCATAAATCCTTTCCCTTCCGATAGGCTTTACCTTTCAACTTATCGGTCTTGTAGTTCTTGCGACCCAACTCCCGTCTCTTGGCTTTCTGCTCAGGGCGGGCGTTGATCTTCTTATCCGTCTCGGCTTTCTTTCTTCTGGCCTCCGGATGTGTCCTATAGTATTCAGTCGATCTCCCCATCCTCGTCCTCCTCGTCATAATTATAATCCTCTACGATAATATCCTCTCCATCTAAATATGAGGCTTTATCTCCGAGTCTGCTTCTCATGCTCTCGTAAGGATCATCTCCGTCCTTTATCTCCCACACACATACGTATGGACCTATTATATCACTAAGCATCTCTGCCCGGTTCTCGCTGATGCCTTTTTCTATCATCTTATCCTTGCAATAAGATTTGTTGTACACCGATCCTCCAACATAAAATTCTGTTGGCTTATGAATAAAAATTACTTTCATTTTTTATTCTATTGATATTATTGCCCAAATTTATTTGTTTTCACCTACATAATCTCCATAACTCATGTCTGTATCACAGACTACCGTATTGGTTGTATTGTCTACCACATGAAACAGAAACTCCGGGCATCCGTGGCAGGCGTTACTCCCGATCGCCACCGCTCCGTGCCTAGAGCAAGCCTTACCTATCGTGGTACCCTCATGTATCTGTATATGGTTCTTCCCATATACCTTGATATGTCTCATAACATTAAGCAATGATAATAAGGACATCTTATACGGAGACACATGCTCTTCTGGTATTCCTAGCTCACTGGATAACTCTTTGTAAAAGTTTTTCCTTTCATAACTCGACTCTTTCAAGAACCTATCGATCTCAATAGCTGTTATATCCATGGCCCTAAGAAGCTCTGGTTTCGCCAATCTCCCTACTGGTTTACCCATCGAATCAGACCTCATCCAAGCCCCACACTTCTCGCACCCTACTTGCTTCCCCTCTACCGTATTTATCATAGTGGACGGGTTCTTGCAGTATGGGCATATGGACCCGTTTAACATAGCTTTCTGGGCTAAAGACAATTCTTTCATACCGTCTCCTCCATCTTAACATTAAATAGATTGCAGAATCTATTAAAATTCTTGTTTTCTATTTTCATGTCCTCCTCATACCTGTCAATTGACTTGATGAAATCATTGTAACAGTCCTTGCACATCCATTGATTGATCACCGCCACGTAATAACCTACGGATATAGGTCTGTTACACATATCGCAAATACCTAAGCACCCATATCTGGTAAGCTTATCCATCATCTCCTGTCTTGTTATTTCAAGCACCTTGAATCCCTTGTAATTATCAACTACCTTTGCCATTATTGTAAATTTGTTTAATTATAAAATAATCCGCTATATCCATCCCCTCATCTATATTGGGTTTTGATTCTAGAAAATCACTTATCTCTATATTCATCCCCCTCATATCCTTGTCTACCTTCTTTCTCCATTCGTTGAAAGCGTCGCCCTTATCCGGGTACAGGACTATCCGCCTCCTACCCAATGTCTCTACCATCTCCCTCTTCAACATATGGATACCGCCACAGGCCATGAACAACCTACTAGGGTACACGATGTTGCAGATAACAGCCGTCTTCTCTGACTCTACTATATACACCGGAGCGTCATTGGGATAGAAGTTGATAAGGAACTCCCCGAACAGGCATTGCCTAAGCAGGTAATCCTGACCGTCCAGTATATGCACCCAACATACATGATCCATGGGAACCTTTACCCTCTTCCCGTCAGGCCCGTAGTCCATTATCTTCCCGGTCCGCACCACCCAATTCTTATCCAGTTGCCAGAACACACAGCACTTACCCCAGTCCCCGAATCTCATCATCCCCACCTTATACAAGTTAAATGCCCTATTGGTATGATACGATCCGAAGATATTGGATAGATAATCTTGAAGATCGGATGTCTCGAAAGGATTAAGGGTCTCAAACATCTTGTTTACTGGGATACAGTTGGCTATATCTGGGTTCACAGGAGGCCTGTATCTTCTTAGCACTTTGTTAGAATCGGTAAAAAGATCATTGCTCCCAAGCTCATTGCCTGTTGGATATTTAAAATAACCACATTTATTTTTGTGATCACATACCCCAAACTGCTCCCCTACTATCTGTCCGGTGGTTACATCTACGTACGGCGTAAAGCATCTATCCCTGCCGCATTGCGGGCACGTCAGCTTTCTTCTTGGCTTACTATGATCCAATTCATATCTGTGAACGCTCTTGTCAAATTCCCTAAACTCCATTATCCTATCCTCTCACTCATGATTCGATAAATATAATCTCTCAGTGATTCTTTTCTTATCAAGTTATTCAATTCAAAATCACTTTCTATATCCAAAGATCCTATTCTTGATGTAACCGTATAATTGGTTTTCTCGAACTTATACTTACCTTGGAGATATACGACTGTAGCCATGTTAAGTATAGGATTATCAGTTTGTCTCTTCAGTTTATATTGGCTTGTCTTGGCGGTAGGATCACCCGGAGCGAAGTTATAGATCTCCTCTATCTCCAATATCTTTCCGTAGTTCTCCATTATCATTCTTCTATATAACTCAAGCTGGAAAGCATACTCATCATAAAAATTGCCTTTCCTGTTTGATTTGAAGTCCAATATAGCAAATATCCTCCTGCATCTCTTTATCTTCTTTTTCTCTGTCTTAGGTTGGCCTTTCTTGGCTCCAGTCTTGTAGAGCTCTCCTGTCTCGACCTCTATCTCCACCATCTCCGGCTCGCTATCCATCTCCACCACGGCATCCACAGAGGAAGCCACTTTCAATCTCCTTGACCTCAACATCTTCTCAATCAACACAGGTTTTACATGTCTTTCTTTACAGAATATAGCGAATGATATTAGATCTTCTATCAACTCATCCATATTATCCACTAATATCCGCTCCATCCTATACTTGTCTATTCTCAACTTAGCTTCCTTGACAGCTTTTCTTATCCATGTTGGAATCAGTTTTATCTTAACTCCAGTCAGATACAATCCAAATAAGTAATGCATGATCGTACCCAAGTCAGCCCGGTAGTTGGCGTACTCGTCTGGATCCTTACCCTTGAGTCTCATCTCATTTTTCCATTTTTCTAATGCCCCGGAAGTATCACAATACCCATTAGCGATATTGTTAGTAGCCCCATCATATATGATAGGGTATCCATCAGCTCCCATTTCATAATAAACACGCTTGCCAGCCACGGTCATTCTGTATAAGACTGGTGTCGGGATATCCTTGATCCATTCAGCGGCATAATACTGTTGCTCAGTTTCCAGATCATACTCAATTTCTATCTCCTCATCAGGTTCTTTTTTAGGCTCGTCAACAGGCTTTTCTTCCTCATAGATATCTTCCTTCGGAACCGTTGATAAAACGTCTAATATGCCAAAGAATGCGGTAAATTTAGGATCTGTATGATATGCCCTTAATATTGGAAGTGATGATCGCCAGTAATATGATGGCGCATACTCATCCATCCCTTTATCAGGATTCGCCTTTATTACCACTCCATCATCCGTGATGACCATATGATGCCTTTTAGATAAACGGATCCTCATGTCATCAAACGATTCCTGATCGCTTATGACTTCCATAATCGTTCCGTTATTATATATCGTGTCACTTATAGCCTCGTATCCGAGAGCTAGAAGTAATCTTTGTTTTCTTCTATCCATAATAATAATCTGGTTTTTAATTTACCATCCTCCTCGACTTTAGGTGCGAGATCCCTCATCTTTTTGGCCACTAAAAGCCATGTGTCACCGAACTCCTCTAAAAGCCGATCAAAATCCATCGTGTCTAGCAGATAGTCAAACCTCGTGTGTTCGTCTATCGTCAAATAAATAACATTATCATTATCCTCAGCGACAGACTTATATCTTCGTTTAGGATATAAGTGGCATATATTGCCTACTCCGGGGCATGGTATATACATCCCCGTAAGGGATCTTCTTACCATACTTAATCTTGCCACATGAGCGCCAAAAAAGATGCTGAGGCTTCGTCCCTTCGGCTTGGCCTTCACCCGTATCGCCGTCCTTCCCTTTGGCGGTAGTTCCCTAGCCCGGCACGCAGGGCACAACCCCTTGCTCCTTATGGCTACCATCCTGCCGCACCTCTCACATGGTAACATCCTACCCTTCATGCTTTTTTCTTTTTATAACTTTTATTAAACTCCATGAGGCTCATGGCTCTATATCTCTTAAGCCTATCTATTTTGCCCTTCGTCCAATCCTGATCCTTGAAATTGATGATCGTGTCGAATATCTGAGCTAGTTCCCGGATATTAAAACTCCTGTTTTGTATCTTCTTATAGAACCCCGATCTGCTATATCCTAATTTAGAAGCTAGATAAGTTTTGTTAGACAATGTGAGGATACGATAAATCGTACCCTCCATCTTGCTTATCTCCATCAACTTCTCGGCGACGGATGATGTGGTCTCATAGCTAGCTTTATTGCTTACTATTCTCATGTTTCTCCGGATTCCTGATCTTACCATCAAACTCATAGAAGTCCATCAGTTTCTTCTCTTCCTTGATACAAGTGACAACGAAATCTGATATGGTTCCTTTCATGCCTTCCTCGAAATTCTTTTTGGCATGATCAAGGTCATTGGCCCGAACGATGTAGTTAAACGCCTTGCGTTTCTCATTGCCCGATTTCTCGTCTATCGTAATATAATCAGCCGTGACCTTATAGAACCGGTCTCCATCCATGGCGAATAATTCCGCTATCCGGAATCGTTTGATATCAACACTAAACTCACCGGAGATAAACGGTTTCATCTCCTCTATGATTCTAGCTTCACACTCGGTATAAGAAAGAGCATCTACTAAATATTCTTCCTTAACCTTCTTCTTCATGCCATTCTCGGCATCGGTCTCATAAGAAACCGTACATTTAAACCAATTGTGCATCTTATTAATCTATGTTGTTGTTAAACAATGGGTAATCCTTTATCCCCTCACGAATATATCTTTCCGTATCATCATCCACGTCATAAGCTTTCTTAAAAAACGTCATAGCCGTATTCGTATCATGATCCACCAACGGAAGATATTCCTTTACAAAAAGGAATCTAAGATGATTCATATGATCAATCTTATTTCTTACATCGATTACCTTCGACCAGATCTCGGCATGGATTTCACTCATTCTTTTTATACCCTTCTTGTATTTATCTACCTGATCTTTATACTCCTCCTCAATCTTATTATTCTTGTCCTTTATAGATTTGTAGGATTCCTCATCTTTCGTATCAAACATTGGAATATGTTTGATATTGATTATATCCAACTTATTATATATCTTATCATTGGATATAGTGAAATCGTATGTAGTCTTGTATAAATCAAACTTACTTAAGAACTTAGCTATTTTAATAGCATCATCCTGATTAAAAACAGCTATGCTCAATCCTTCTAAAAGGTAGAAGAAATTAGATGGAGAAATAGGTTTGTAGTCGTATGTCTTCATAACTGGAGGTTCGTCCACAAACCTAACACCCTCCTTAGCGCATCTTGTTATGATCAATCTATCTATCTGCTCGTCAGTAAGATCATATATCTCCTGATCGGTCATCTCATTAATTGTCTTCATCGTCATCCTTCTCCATCATTATAGCCTTTGCCGCCTTTTGTTTATAAACCTCACTCATAAGGCAGGTAAAATCCATATCATCCATACCAGCCATAACATTGGCTTCTACTTCCAAATTCATCTCAATGTTCATTACCGAGACTTCATAGTTACTATCATCTTCTTTATAGAAAATGACTTTGCCACCATACTCGAAACCATCATCTTCGGTCTTAACCATATCGATGATCTTCTCCAATTTCTTTACAAACTCACTCTTTTTCATATATGCAATTTTTATATGTCTACAAAAGTAGACATTTTGTTTTTGAATTAAATTAAATAAACATTATTAATAGTTAATACTATCCTTTCTCCTATCATTCATATTTATTCTTTGGTAATTATACCCTAACATCTGCTCCATCTTCTTTAACCCAATTAACCGTATCGCAATGCCAGCAATACCCTGTCTCGGAATCCTTTTTATGAGAATGGGAACCACATGTAGCGCACCAATAATTATCATCTATATTGTATGTGTAACTTTTATCCTCATGCATCTTATCTATTCTAGCTACCCTATCTTCCAATAGATCCTTTAGATAATGGCATTCATAAGGCCTATCTTCTTCCCTTAATATATAAACATCTATGTCCATCATATTCCCCATCCTGTCCGTGCACATCAGCTCGGCGGCATGACGTACATTCCCTTCCGGCATCCCCGGGACTATCTCCCGGATCACTGCCTCCATCTTCTCTTGGTATTCGGTGTCTACCTTAGCCACCAAGTCTTCTAGTTTATCTATTAAGCTCATAATTTTTATTGTATATAATTACTATTTGATATTTATACATATTTATTCTGTATCATCTTCACATTCACCTATCATATCCGTATGACCAAATATCATATCAATAAATTCAAGCATCTCATCATTAAACGATCCGCTTTCTTCTTGCAGCTTCCTACCATCAATTTACAATGTGAATTTTCAAATACGGGAACCATTCCATGCGCCCTGAAATACTCGGTCGCTATTTTAAAAGCGTACAAGGCAGGTCTTTCATGGATATTTCGTGTTGTCTCATAAAGAGATATTGGCTGGCAAACATAGAATTTCTCATTACCAAGACACCCAAAAACCCCATCCAAATAACTTTCATCACAATTAGTGCCTCCCAGTATCAACAAATCACATCCTGTCTTTCGTGTTCCGAGAATAAATGTCTTGTTCTTGTTTTCCGGAAGCATGAATATTTCCTTATCAATCTTAAACCAGTCAATCTGGCAACTCTCTACATCACGACGAACAATCTCGTCAATCTCACGGGCATATTCTTCTTGTGTTTTCATGCTATTTCATTTAATTGTCCAACATACACATCCCTATTCTCATAATAAAGTTGATTTTCGTACTGATTATGATGAAGCTCCTCACGTGTCGCATCTTCATTATCAGCCCAATACTCATACTCCTCATGCCATGACTTGAAGAAGTTATCATAACATTGCCTCATCAGATCCTCTAAAGAAAAATCCTCCGGATAAGTACACCATACATTGTAATAATCAATTATAGGTTTCAGGAGATAATAATCATAACACATCCCTGTCAATGGGCAATTATCTCCATAGTCAAACATCACCCTACTATACTTGTGCCTGTATTTGTATTTCCCATCAATATATTTACCTGACGTGGAGAAATACTTGCCCTTGATAATATATGGCATAATATTGTTGTTGATATATCTGAACAGTAATTTGCCGCATAGATTATCAGGGAATATATCACGATGATAATCTGTAGGATGTTCATAAATAGGATCTTTGTATTTAAACTCATAACTAAAATCATATCTCTCGTATCCAACTTCCCAACCATAAACCTTAGTATCTGTCAGATCTTCAAAGGCTTCCATTGACTTTTTATAGTCTATGTCATAAGCATCCATACATTGCTCCATTACATTCCAACGCTCACGCTCTATGATCCTTTCTTGTGAGTCTTTTGACAGCTCATCAAACTCATACAGTTTTAATACAATCTCTTTCATAATTCCTCCTCTTTTAATATAACTAGATCCCTAACGTCAATCGAATGACATACGTACCTCCTTATGTTCACGTTTAGAGATATGATTGTGGCTATTCTCACGAACCACCACAACCCAGATTCAGATATTACTCATCCTTTATCTTTACGAATGGGTTTTCTACATAAAACTCCACCACATCCTTAGATTTTATAGATGTCACTATACCGGTGGTATCCACAAATCCATCTGTTTCATCCATTGTCAAATCTTCTATTTTATCTCCAGGCAGAAAACAAAGATTATAGTCTTGATCAATATACATAATCATCTTTAACCTAACCATGTCGTCAATGATGCCTTTCATTCTCTCCACAACATCTAATTGATCATTAGTAAGCATTAATTTACTTTTTGAAGATTTTACTAATCTCATGTCTCCATTCTTGTCAACTACAGTTAAGTCATTGAATTTATACACATCTTCACGTGTTCTGTAATATGTTTCCTTACAATAAATTTTTCCTTTATCATCTATTTCAACATCAAAATATTCCAACTTATCCTTGACAGCTCTTCCGTTTTTGTATTTCCACACATCACCTATTGGAATGAACCCATATAATGACTCAAAAACATCATATATTGATAGTCTTGTCTTAGGAATGCTCTCGCCCTTTTTTAAAACATTCTTCGGACGAATAAAATAATTTCCCATCTAATGTCTTCTCAGTCCTACATCCTCCCCATGTTCCTACATATCTAACTACTCCATATGTAAAACTGATCAAGATCTTATCAATCTCAAACCACTTTAATCTTCCTGACATATCGTCAAAAAGATATCCACTCTCTAGATAAACCGATAAACATTCTCTAATTTCCATAACAATTTATTTTTTTTAATTAAACAACATCATTTGCCTTGATCACTATCCGTATCAATATTATGAACAAGCTCATATAGATCATAATCACTACACTCTGCTAAACATAAAGAGAAGACGTTCCTGTCGTTAATCAGGAAATAGCTATCTTCTAATATGAAGATAGATCTTCCTACCTCTAAAAAACAGTCCCATAACTCATTGCCTCTTTTATTGCCAAACACTTTCTGAAAAGTATGACGATCTGCCTTATTCTCGAATTTACGCATCCGTCTAATCCACTCATATCCGTGCCTCACTAAATCCAAGCCGCCGGCTTCATCGAAGCTCCCGTTTTTATCAATCCATTTATTTACATCTATCAACATACTCCCTTATAATATTACATTAAACAACTCGTTTAACCTATCTATCTCACTTAGGTATTCATCTTCTTTATCAAATCTAATTTGCGTCCCTCCCTCCAATCCAAAGGACAGGGTAAAGGATATGACCCAGCCCGATCCGTCCACGGCCTTCCCCTTGGGAACCCAAGACATCACCGTCTTCTTGGATATCCACCATCTCCCTATCTCAACGAAATCAGGATAGTTGTTCATTAAATACACCATCTGACTAGCCATCTTATTGACATCATCAAAAGACACTATATGATACTTGTTTCTGATCCTGATCTTCACGAAAGGATTATCCATATTATATGCCGCAAATGCTGATATCACAGAACTAGGATATCTAACCCCTTTTATTATCACCCATTTCATATATAACATCTCCTCTTTACATTAAACTTCCGCCATCTCATCTGAAGACTTGTTTTGATTATTGATAATATCAAGCAACTCATCCCATGTCCTCTCAAACAATTGTCCATTATTAACTCCACAACACCCACATCCACTAGAAAATACTGGAATTATACTCCCATCGCACATCTTAACGAATTTATATCCTATATATTCATCACATAATGAACATCTTCTTACTGGTATAAATCTTACTTTACCGCTATAAACGATATTTACTAATGTCTCACGATCCATATGATTTTCTCCTCTAATTAATTGTCCTTATTTCTAGCCAATCGAATAAAATTTATCCGCGCTCTCTTTTCCGTCTCCTCGAAAGTTAGCCAGCCCGCATGTCAGGATGCTCACAAGGTTATCCACCACCTCCAACTCGCTCGATTTGAACCACGCCAACTGACTGTAAGTTTCACCTATCCATATTATACTCATTCTCCCGTCCCGACTGACCTCCTTGACCAGCCCTATATGGTTCTCAGTATCCTTAATCACCTTTGATTTGTCAATACTCGTAAGCCTAACAAAATCCATTGGTCGTATCACTTTATCCTCGTCCATGTTAATCCTCCTATATTTTTATTCTCTCAATTTGTTCTTAACCTCCTTGACATATTTAGGGGAATGTAGCCCCCTATGCAATCTTATAGCCCGATCTATATCCTTTTTAGGATTGTGGTGAGATTGATATATCTCGAACATTTCCCTAGCCTTGACAGGATTCGTTCTGTCACGATACCTGTACCGCTTTTTCTCTCGTTTAAGGCGTAATATCCTATTAACCTCATCAACGTATATCCTTTTCATTTGCCACCTCCCTAAAGCCCCGGAAGTGGCGTTATATGCTCGATCGTCATTCCTTGACTCCACGAAAGACAGGGCGGCCGCCAGCTTATCCCATACCCGTGCCTCTACCACGGCAGGGCTTGGGGCGTGGGGCAGACCACCGTTCCCTTTTGGCGGTGTTAATATTATCATCGCCGTCACGAGTAAGCATCTTATCATACTTCCTTGTTTTTATAAAACTCCTCTTCAAATCTCACATTATCCACATAATCCTCCATACACTCATGAACAACTATATGAATATCCCCCTCCGCATATGTTACCTCGGACATCAGCCTCTCATTAGTCATCCACCAAGAATAACTATCAATATGCCGTATCTCAAATCCACGACCATGTAACAGGCACATAACATTGTGTCTTAAATCCCTACCCATCATTATACACTCATACACGATATATCCGTTTATATTTTCATGAGACTTTCCGAACGTATAAATATACCTGCTCATCAACTTATACAACTCCCTTGCCACAGGATTCGGGATCGCCTCATCCATATCAAAATCATCACCCGTATCAATAATCTTATCCACGTCCCGTTCATCAATACAAGCCCTAGGCATTCCTATCGTCCGTACATAAAGGCGTGATCGGTGATCCCTACTTAACACTGTCCCGATATACTTTTCTCCTTTAGTGTATCCTATATTATGGTTGCCGGTTATATTAAACACAATTTCATCTCCTATATTAATCTCATCCATATTCAAGATGTTTGTATCATTTGTTATCTTTTTATACAAAAAGAGGATATAATGGCATAATATTATGATATCAAGACACGAATGCGTTATCTATCATATTATCATACATATCCTCTATACAACGTCATTTATGGCATTATATCGTATATGATGCCGCAGGTCATAAATACATCTAATTAACCCTTTTTTAAGGGCTTATTGCCATTTAGGTAACTAGCTATGCCTAATATTTTCGAAATAAGGGCTTTTTTAGCCTTATACTCATCGTTTATCCCTATTATCGCATATCTGTATACCATCCCATCCTTCGACACCTCCACGCCCACGTATTTAGGCGCAACGGCATCCCTATGTAATACGATAAACGGGCTTTTGCCGTCTAGCTCATTTATTAACTGATTAAACTGTCGCCTTGTCATCTGATGGTGATATTATTTCCATGTTATAAATACGATCTCTTTTTACCCTTATCTTCTCGCACAGCTCATCGAAGCACCCATCTTCTTCTAACCTACCAACATAATATGATACATTCGATTTAGAGCTTCCTTGAAGATATATATTTCCTCCTATATTCCTTGAGAAAAAATTAGGTAAGACCATCTTTTGTCTCTTATCCTTATTATCCATGTAAGATATAACAACAACCCACAACTCTGGCTCCCGTTCTTTTATCGATAACATAAGATCGAGACCCGATTGACCATTGATATTCCTCCTGCCAGTTTCGTTATAACGAAGAATAATATAATCATCCGCTTTATCATCCTCAATCATCACGACCATAGGACTATTACCCTTCCCATTATCACATAATACTCTTGCCTCTTTTCCGTTACGTAGATATACCTTATTGTAATCTCCGTTTTTGTATATCTCGAAATCAAACTCTATCACCATTTTATTTCCTCCTATTGATGTATTGTTGCGTACGTCCTTCCTCTATTTTTTCGAAATAAAACTTATTCCCATATAACCGGGTGAAGCAGATGTTATACCCGAAATGTTCCGCGCGTCTGATTTGCGCATAACCTCTACTGATGTCATTATTATCAATCAGCGTAACAAAACAATGTGATCCCACCTCTGTGTTTAAAACCAGATTTTCCCAATCTTTTACCTCCATATCAAATCTCCTTAAATAATTTTTTGTTATGATTATCGCTATTATACCATTTATCAATATTATCGTACTGCTTTGGATAAACCCCATAGGCCTTACACCACCTAGGTAACGGCCCGTTCAGCACGTCTAACGCCGTCTCAAGGTCAAACGTAGCTTCCTCCTTGACACAACACCCCGATCCACTTCCACGGCTCGGTATATAGGCTCTACTATATGCTACACTCATTCCATATTCTCCATGACTCAGATACCCGATGCTGGGTGAATCAGGGAAGGCGTAATACAACATTATATAATCACCCTTACTCCAACCTCTATTATAAGTATCATCCTGCCATGCGAAAACCCTGCAACCGGCTTCTTTTAATTCCGCTGCCGCTCTTTTTAAAATATTATCTTCCATACTACTTACATTTAAGTTATGCCAAGGTGCCGGGAACTGACCCCGGATCATATCCGCACACGTACGATTATGATATATCCTTCCACCCCGCCAAGGTTATGGTCACAATATTAACAAACTAAAATCTAATGTTCATATCATTACACATCTTAAAGAAGACCTCCCTTATGATCTTTTTGTACAAGATGTATATCTCATCATCATCATCATCGAACTCCACTCCCCATGAACGTAATAAATACCTGATATCGCAATCCGCTGTATGGATCCTGAATATAGACGGAACGCTCATTATGTAGTCCTCGAAAGCTTTCTTAATCCCATCCCTTTTGATATGTTCTTTATACTCATCCTTAAACACGTTAAGCATAAAAGCCAGATACTCCCTATCATATCTAAACTGCTTTTTGTAATTATCAGTATCTATATGATCTAGTATATATATTTCTATAGCGTCCCTGTCGTATTTTGACATACCTCTTCCTCCTGTTTTTGATATTTAATGACCCTTTTCTCCCCATACGCCTTCGCTAACTGAATAAGCTGGCCGGTAAACACCTTGGTACGGTGTCTTACAATCTTATCCGCCAATTCCGGACATCTGGTTTTCCACCTGTAATTTACCTCGCTATGCGCTTTCTTTCTATAATATCTGTAAAACGTCACAGCCACCACTATCTCGCCGTTTTGCTCAAAAGCAACCAAATCGTAATTATTGTAAGTTATTCCTTCCATGATTTTATCTTGTTATCAATTTTATATACTCTATCACTTTCTCTGGTAAGATCATTATATCTTTAACCCTTTTCCCTAAATTGTATGAATGTCTCCTATATGGATAATAATCACCAACATATGTTCCTATTCCTTGTGGATGAAATGGATTTTCGCTGCATGCAAACACAGGATAATATACCAACCCATTACTATCTTTACCCTTATCACTTACACATATTATCGTGTATCTATCTACCTCCCCATCGCCAATATCATACACCCTTACTTTTACCTTCACGCCATTGGCGTTTGTTATAATATTATTCATACGCACCTCCTTTGTTGTTAACTATCAAACTAATCTATCTCCCTACCATATATAGTATACGATCCACACCAGCCACGATTCTCATTCGAGACCCTAATATGATCTACAGGTTTATCTCCTGCCATACAATTAGCGTAAGATAATACCTCCGACATGTTTCTGAGCCCGGAATCCGCCGCCGATTTTATAAGCTTTCGATCGTACCCGAATACCCATACCTTTACAATATCCCTTTCCTTTACAGTTCTTCTTATACGCATAATCTTGCCATAAAATAAATAAACATAAAATCTATTCTCTCTTTGTTATCATCCATCCTATGCCCGGTGATCTCAAAAACAACCCTACGCTTTTCTATAGTCTGTATATTATCTAACTGAATAGCTATGTAAGGATATTTCATAACTTTCTCTCTATTGATGTTATACAAAATAGCGTTGACATCTTGCCTGCGAAAATACATATTTACCCCTATATAGCTGGCAACCAAAAGACATTCGTCTATTACCCCATCAGTATCGAATAGCAATAACATATCATCCTTCTCGATAGTATATTCCATATCAAGGATCTTGATACGTTTGCTTCCGTCCTTCTTATCTGATATAAGAACCTCTATCATATCCTTATCAGTCGTAAGGATATAATACGCCTCGCCCTTTGTAATATTATTACGAAGATAAGACAGTATCTCATCTTGTAATTTTATAATCTCGTCCATGTTATTAGTATTGGTTATTATATACTATTTTACACCATATATGTTGTAAAACATACACATGTTATTTAATTTCACATTCTTCTTTTCGAATTTTGTCTCACTCAATCGAATCATATAGTCCCTTGTTTCGGACAAGACGGTTGAGCAAAAGAGGTCTTTGATATAAGGTTTTACCCTAAAAAAATATTCGTTGGGTAAGTAAAATCAAAAACGTTTTGTTTAGTAAAAGAATCCGGCGATCTCACTTTTGAGCAACCGGTAGAGGGTATTGGTGATACCCAGTACGGATTTTCGTACAAATGCATATCATTTCTCATTTTTTTGGTGTAAAATGGTATATAATCACCTTAGTATTTTATATTACCACGCCAAAGGAAAGAACGGCAGCCGACACCCGCAGCCTACCACGCCGTGACACCGCCGCCCGTTCCCCTTGGTATTATTCTGCCACCTCTAATTTCCCGTAATAAGGATAAAAACAACCGTCTCGATAAACCGAATATCTGAGCGTTTTATCCTTTGCTTCATAGATGGAAACACAACCGCTGTTATAAGCGTTGGATAGTTCTTTTGCTACAAATCCGCCTATTCGTTTATAGGTTTTAGGCGTATCCCTCAACGGCCTGCCTACATATATTTTTACTCTCTTGCACTTCTTGTCGCCTACGTATATATCCTTTTCTCTAAGCTCCGTTAAATACATGAATCTCATATCAACCGATTTTAAATCCAACATTCCTCTACCTCTATCTCCATATGATCCTCCCAATCACATCTATCAACGTCCTTGCCATCCTCAAAGTAATAGTAGGCCCATACCTGTACGCCTCCTACCTCTATATATCCATCACTTTTCCATTCTATCAACCCGTCTTGCCTTACCACGTTGGTAGGCTCAGCCCCTAGCGACAGCAGATTATTTACTATACTACCGCCAAATACGTTCCTTGCTTCTTCTTTTGTCATATCACTATCAGATTTTTAATATTACACTAACGCCAAATGGGAACGGAGACGGACGATCAGCGGGGCCAACCCCACGCCATCGCCGCCCCCTCGTTCTCCTTGGTTTCCTCCGCATCACCCCATACTAATAAACAATATCTACCCACCAATAACACCATACCTCCCATCACTCACAACCGCCTTGCCTTGACGGGAAACTCCTACCACTTGCAAACTTTTACATTTGATCGGAAGATACCCCTTGCTTGAAAGGCGTTTCCTTGCCTGAAAAGTATTTTTCTTGTTTATTGAAAGGTGTTTCCCTCGTTTGTTGGTGTTTTTCTTGTTTGGAAAGGTTT